CCTTAAACAATACGTAAGCATTGTTGTGCCATACACTAGGGCCACGATAATTAGGACCAAGGTAAGAAAAGAAATCTTTGAGACGGTGGGTGTAGTTAGTAAAGGCTAGTTTGATCAGCTCCCGTGGATAAGTTTGCTCACTACCATCACGACGCACCACGAGACAATTGTCATCTCGCAAATAAATGCCAGCAATTTCGGTGTCATCAAAATCCTGGAACGCACGACTGATGTTAGTACGTGTGTAGATCAGAGACTGAGCAGCGTTAAGTTCTTGTTGCTGAAGTTGAGTTGTCATGAGTTGAGTTGAATTGAATAAGTTGTCAGCGCATGTCGCGTACTTTTACATCACCACATACCTGACATTGAAGATGGTAACGAGTGCAGGTGTAGCTAGTGAAGTCACCTTCATACTCAAATTTACTTTCTTTGATGATCTTCCATTTGTGTACATGACCAACTAACAAAAGTTGAAATAGTTTCAGCATGAGTTAGATGAAGTGATTTTGGTCAGAAGACCAGCGATCCCTGGCTTGCCGTTCGATCTCTCGATCTCTGGCTTGCTTACCCATCCTATACGATCCCCAGATCACAGCGGCCCAAGCAGCGGGGTTTGGTACGCAAAACGCAATAGTACCAACCACTATGGCAGTGGCAGCACCAACCTTGAGTGCAGCTTTGTCTTCAGGTTTCATTTGGTAATCCTTAACACATTCAGTGGAATCAAATCAAGTTTAAATGAAGGCGTAGAATAAACTCAACCAATTGAATAACATGTTGAAATTTGAAATGTCGCCAGAGGATATGTTCTGGCAAGAAAAGATGATACGTAGCATCAATGATTGCAACTCTATGAGTGAGCTAAAAGAAATGGCAACCTTACTAACGAAGATTGCCACGCAGCGTCAGATTGCAATCAAAGGATTAGTAGCTGATGCTATGGAGCTTATGCAAGAGAATTACTCACACAAGCTCCCTGCAGTCAAAGACTAATCACATCAGGTCTGCATCCTCACCAGTCAGCGGATCACGGGCAGGCAATGCCTTCACATCAACTGTGTCCGTGGTCCGAGAGACAGGAAGGATCTCAACTCCTTCTTTGATTCCGTATGCACCGCCAAGCTTTTGTGCGTCTTGCCGTGCATGTTGATTGATGTAATCACTGAACATGTCCTGATACTTCCAGGTTGATTCACGATCTTCATCAGGGATGCTGAGGCGATTAAGCGAAATAATCGCTTCATCTTGAGAGCTGTAATCAGGAATCTCAAACGATTCAATTGCACAGATCTCTACGTTGTTAGCACCTCGCATCTCGTTGGCAAGCACGGGTACAAACACAGTGGTGGCATAGAACTTCTCGTTGAATGCCAGAGGTACCTCAGAGTCCAGCGCTTTGCTCAAGCATTTGGACATCTCCTTTTCGTACAGCTTGACTTTGTCGCTGACATCAGTACCGTTAAGACCTTTGAGTGTGAGCACCATCGGGATCTTATGAGCACGCTTGTTGTCCTCGGTCAGGACATAGACCAGGTACTTTGTACGTACACTGTACTTACGCTTGTACATCTCACCTTTGCTATTGGCAAGATCAGCGGCTAGCTTGTCGTTATCAAATGCAGCCTTGACATCAGGATCCTCAAAGGTCCCGATCGTCTGCCTCATCCCTGTGGTTTCCTCAACCATAAGGGGAGAACGTAGAAGGATCTGCAAACGAGGCTCAGTGAAATTGAGTCCTTCTTCAATTGAAGTGTTGGGAGCCATACCAAAAGTTTGCTTGTAGTCCCAGATAACTGAACCCTTAGCAAATTGATCTTCAGTGGCGTTCCATCCACAAGTGTCAAGGTCTGACTTCCGCACGAACCAACCTCGGATCTTTGATTTGTTGAGAGGTTGGATGGTAACGAGATTCTGGTATCCGGACACAAACTTTTTATCTTGAAAAAGTTTGAAGGAATCCAGTCCACGTGTTGCAAGTGCAGAGGTTTTGTTGGCGGTCATTTTGTTAGGTGTTTTCAGAGAAGGGGCAGAGGTTGTTTCAGCTTCGAGTTCATCCATCCAGGATTCACTCATCATGTCAGTCGGAGCTGTAAGCATGATTGTTTCGTAGTTAAAGACAGGCAGTTTAACGTCATACCAGAGGACGAGAAGTTACTCTATTACGTTGAGTTCTTCTTGTTGAAGCTCAAGAAACATTTCTTTGTTTGAGTTATAAAGTTCAAGATACTGTTTTGAGATTTCGTGCATGCGCTCGATGATGTTCAGTTCAAGATGGCCAACACCACGCATGAAGTTAATGAACTCATCAACAATTTCATCCGTACCAATGCACTGGAACTCATGCAGCACCTTTCGTTTACCGTCCTCATAGAGAAGAGTAAATTGATCTTCGGGTTGAGTTGACATCAAAATGGGGGTTCGTCGTTGAATTCAGGTGCGTTGCCGTACTGACCGGGGAGATCAGGCAGCCCAGTGTTGGGGCCTGCATTCCAGGGATCACTGGTCTCCTCAACGGTCTTGCCGCCCCATAGACTAGCAACATTCTCCGTGGATGCCACGGTTGTTTGGGATGTCACTTGTTTTGTTTGAGACTCACTTGTCTTAGGGGCCAGTGTCATCTGCACAAGCTGCAGCTTGGTAACGCTACGGCGCTGGTTGGTTTCTTTATCAGTCCAGGCATCGGTCACAATCCTGGCACGAATGGTAAGACCAGTGCCTTTACGCGTCATGTTCACAAGAAGTTCAGCTTGATTGAACTTATCTTGTGCAGTGTTGATTGCGTAAAAGTTAAACAGATCAGCTTGATTGCGTCCAGTGTTAACTGACAGTGTTTGATTGGCAATCATCAAACCATCTGCAGTTGTCTTGAAGGCACGTGCATCTGTTTGGTCAATGTCCTTGATGCAACGACCCGTCAAGATAACGTCGTTGAAGACAGGGAATGCTTCAGTAACTTGAGCAACAACTCCTCCATTGAGCGAGTACGTCTTTGATTCGAGATCAAACCGTAGCTTGGAGCCGTGAATGTACACACGGTCTCCTTTGTTGAGGGATCTGAAAGCATCTCCGGTTTTCCCGTAAACATTGAGGACAAGGATGGTAGGAGCTTTGTTGCCAACCGGCGGAAGTGTTACTTCAGCACAGTAGTTGAATGTGGTTGAACTGGTGTACACCTGACGAGGATTCTCGTTCAGGATTGCGCAAACATCAACGTAATTCATCGGATCAAAAGGGTTGTGTTAAAGCAGTTTAACGTCATGCTTAGGACGAACTCCTAATCATCTCCTAATTTTCTCCAAATTAGGAGATGGATTTATTCTTCAATCGTAGGTAATGGATCACCAAGACTTTCAAGCCAACAGATCATGCACCAATGTCCTTCATGGTCTTTAATGGTGCTTTCAATATATTGATTATGTTTACCGTGCTTAGGACAAACAACATTAAGTACAGGTTGTTTGAAGTTAAGGAAGTCCATAGGTCAGTGCGTTTCAGCCCATGAGGATCCTACACGAGAGTCGCCATCAATTTCGCATTGGAACCCAAAGAATTTCTGAGCTTGCGGGAAAGCTGCCATGGCTTGGTCACGGATGCGTTCTGTGTATCGAGGATTACAGACAAGCTGTACTTCGTCGTGCACCATCAAGACCTGTTCCCAGTCTTTGCCGTGGGTCAAGCCAAGGTTTTGTTCAATGTTGTTGTGAATGTTAATAACAACTTGCTTCATCAGAATTGCACCTGCTGATTGCAGTAATACATTCAATCCTTTGAACGCTGAGCGACAATATAAAATACGACGATCAAGGCCAATGAGATAACCCCTGGATCCAATGTTTTCATCAATCTTTTCCTTAAGTGATTTAAGAGCTGGCACCCCGTTCATGAATGAATTGATTGCAGTTCTTCCTAGTTGACGAAGAACTTCTTCATTTTTTTCATTCGGGTTAATAATAGTACCGGCCTTTAGGTGGCCGGCACCATACAGTACAGCATAAAGCAAACGCTTACTAATGTCCCGTGTTGCTACACCAAACCTTTCTTGGTTGTAGACATGGATATCAATCTCAGGATTTGTAACCACACGCGCATATTCCCCCTGGTCCCAATAAGCAAGGTACCCTGCAAGACAACGTAGCTCCAATGCTTTGGCATCAATACCAATCATGTCCCACCCTTGCGGTGCATGAAATAATGCACGGCATTCTTTACCGTACGGCGAATAACCTGCTGGCACCTGACCCATATTTGGGTATCGGTGAGAACAACGCCCAGTGATACAACCATTAGTAACAACGTCACCGTGCATGCGACCGCTGTCATGATTAACCAACTTGAGCCAAGCATTGTTGCCATTAGTGATCTGACCAAGCCGTTTCTTGACAAGCATGTATTCTGCCAAAGCTTTTGCCTCTGGATAAGGCAACTGCTCTAGCACCTCATCATCAACGACTGGATTTCCTTTTTCAGTAAATTTTTCTGGTTGCCATCCGTACTTGCTCTTGAGTCGATCAGCAATTTGGTCACGAGATCCAGGATTGAATTCTTCGTATCGTACTTTTTCAAATGGAACTCCTTTGACGTAACCACGTTTGGCGTTGTTTACCTTAGGTGTAAACCATGTGGTGTGCTTGATTGGTGGAAAGATTTCTTTTAGTTGTGGCTCAAGCTGTGCTTCTTTTGCTCGGAGATCATCCACAAGATCAAGAGCTGCATCCACATCAAAAGGAACACCTGCTCTAATTTGCTTGTTAATCGCAAAAGCAAAGTCGTGCTCAAGCCTAAGCGCAGGTTCCGGATAGTTTTGCCTGGTGATGTGCTCCCAAAGTTTCGTTGTAACCGCAACGTCCTGGATACAGTAGTCCAACATCTCCTGAGAATATTCGGAGAAGTCTTTGAAGTCGATCTTATGATCGGCCAATCTCCATCCCCAGGCCTTAAGTGATGCAGCACCCCGCTGGTTCGGTGGAACCTGCGGATATTGTTCCGTGTCAAGTTCATAGAGTTTTTCCTTAGGCCAAATCAATCGTGTGCAAATGAGTGTGTCAATGATGCGTGCTTTGCAGTCAAATGAATGCAACTTTTGCAGAACAGGAATGTCGAAAAAAAGAATATTGTGACCTATCAAAACATCAGCGGTTGCCAGATGAGCAATAGCATCAGTAATGCGATCAGGCCCATAACTAAAAGTTTGTTGGCCGGTGATGTCATAAATGACAATGCAGTGGATCTTAGTAACCTTGTCATAAAGACCATCGGATTCCAAGTCAAAGACATAAAACTTGTCACTTGCGGAATTGGGCTTCATCTGAAACTTGGAGTTCTTTACTGGCAAGGTCTTCGTCATTGTTGTTGATCCACGTCAAGATCTGCTGTGCTCCTGCCCTGTAGGGATGAGAGAAGATCTTGTTTAAAGCTACATCAGAGTCTAGTGGAATCAACTCAAACCTATTGGTTTTACTGTTTGCTGTAATGGCGTGCGGTACACCCCAGCGGGTACAGGCAATGACGTAAGCCATGGATCAGATGAAAGACAGATAGATGATATCTGATTTCACCTGATCCGCAAGTGCCTACGGAATCATTTCTGATTCTTCTTGCTGTACCCTACGAACTTGCCCTCTTTCTTGCGTTGTGTGATAGCAGCCATGGCATCGGACCCAGCACGTTGGGATCCATGGACCAAGAGTGCAAACGGCTTGTCACCTAAACAATGGCTGTCGTCATGATCCACAGATAGCCCACGCTCTGCTGCTTCCTCTTCTGTGTACACAACATGAGCAACCCGCTGGTACACCTCAGGATACTTGTCGATCAAGTAGTCAAGCGTACCACCGTGTGATGCAGTGAGATAGAAGTTGGAAGGAATAATGTCACGCAAGTTGTACCACATACCAAGAGACTTAGTGTATGCGTAGAACTTTTGTTGTGGTCGACCTTGGGCAACCATGATCCAAGCCCGCATATAGTTTTCTGTCCAGAAGTCACCAGACTCATGGATGCGAATCAGATCTTTAGCTGGTTGCATTAAAAGTGATAGGTCGATCAGATCACGCAGTAGCACAGCCTGGTTCCCATTCATGTGAATAGTTTCACGCAACAAATCCCAGTTGTGCCAGCGTGCTTCCCGTACAGTAGGCCGTGTCTCTGCCATGGCAGCAAAGCAACGGTAGTCCTGTGTTGCCGTCACGCCTGTGTACTGAGGCAAGTCAGTGATCTGCCCTGTGGTGCGATCAGCAAAGGTCTTGCATACACCAGCGTGAGGGCATGCGTACCCAGCAGGCAGATTGAAGATGAGACGGTTCTTGAGCTTGCCGTTACCGGTGGAAAACTTGAGGAGTTTCATGGTGTTGAGTTGAGTTGAGAAGGCAGTTTAGCGTCATACCCAGGACGGATATATTAATAAAAGTAATCAGTCGTTAAACTGTTCTAGTGCGCGGCAAAGTTTGTTAGTTATCGACATACGCGAATGGTTGCTAAAGGATGTTCAGTACAAGCTTTGAGATAGTCACAGCAGAAATCATACAAACCTTGCCAAGTACCCCAGCCGTTAGGCGAGTTGTCTTGTTCGCACAAATGGCGGTGCATTGCTAGGAATGCAATGCCTTTGGAGATAGGTTCAATTAACTGATGCGCAGTTGTAATGCCAATTTCTTCAGGGCGCCATAGACACTCATAAAGACCAGCCGTGCTGGCCATTGTTGTGAGATTGTGGGTGATGTTGCGCCAGTAAAGATTATTACCGCTTTCGTCTTCAAGATGTACGTCAAGGCTCATTAGTGTAGCTCCAAGTTTGTTTAGTTTTTGATTTGTATAGAACCGTTAAATTTTCCCCTGGATAGACGTAAAACAATTTGGTCACCAGAGTCTGGAGTATCACCTGGTCCTTGGTGGACCAGGATCTCCCATATGTTTTGGTTGATCTTCATGATTGAATTGCAGTAACGAATCATCAAGAGTTCTTTGTCTTGCCCTGGTTTGTAGGACAAAACTTTTTTGTGAATGCCAAGTGGTTCATCCTCATTGTCCTTGGTGTAAGAAGCAACCCAATAGGATGCTGACTTTGTTGATTGTTGAGTTGAACTAAAACCTCTCATTAAACCTTGAGTTGTGTTACATGGTGAACGACATCATATACATCAATCATCATATACTTTCCGTATCAATAGATACTAAAGCCATGACGTTAACGTATCGTGGTTGCAAATACAACCAAGAGGATCAGGCCAGGAAGGACAAAGCCTGGTGGAACTTAGCACACCGTCCATGGCTTTGCCTGACCTACCGTAACATTTGTTACTTTCCTTATGTCACTGGAGGACAAATCAAATGAACAAGGCACTGATCGTCTACCTGGTGGACAAACGGAAAAAGCTGGCACGCAAGGATGTGGAGTCCAAGCATGCCGTCACGGAACTGAAGAAGCAAAGTGCTGCAACCTTTTAATGCTTACTGAGATTCAAGTTCATCGGCGATAGCAAGGAGTTGTGAGCAGTCGACAACACGCACACCCAACAGCTCATAACCAAGCTGACTAGCAACAACTCGCAAAGCTAGCGCAAGATTATCAGCATCCATATCATCTGGATACATACCAAGTGGCCAAAATGCATCATATACTTTTTGAGTAACAGTGGAACAATTGACAAGTTTTTGTCGTGTCATAAGTGATTAGTAGTAATGGTTACTTACGTTGAGGTGTTTTGATATGGAGGCATGAGGTCTCCATTCTCATCAATGATGCCAGCCCCCACAAGAAACTGGCGTGCTTGCTCTGGCTCTTTGTACCTCTCAATCAGATCATTGATCTGTTGAGAACACAGCCTCTCCGATGATTGGGAATTCTTTGCAGAAGATTCCTTTGATTGCTTCTGCAATTTCTCTGTGTTCAAGTTGGGTTGATTCATGTGTCCGCAGTTGTAGATAATGGATCCAAGATCTGATGGTGCCGTTCATAAAGAGACGGGTCTGTGTTGAAAGTGGCAGGATAGACCTGGCACATTCTTTTGCAACGCCGCTGCTAACCATCTCACGGTAGAGATGTTCAGCGTCTTCATACAACTTGCTAATGCGACGGTAATAACCACTGATTGCATCAGCAGACAAATCATCAATACTGTTTTGACGATTCTTAAAGTCTTGTCGACGCAGATGAGGAATAATAGCTGAGCCAAGTTCACTGGTGTCTGCGTAACGTTGACTGTTATGAACAACAATTCCATTGGCAACAAAGTTATGAGTTGGATGGTCCATTTCAATATCGTACGTCATTTGAATACCTAAATATTTTTCTTCTGTAATTTTTCCCCATTTAGCAGTCATCCCTAAAGTCCATCCATACTGTTTGCCTTGTATGGCAATGTCATACTTGCGATGGCATGATGCACATAATGTTTGCAAATTAGTTTCATCAAAACATAATTCTTCGTTATTATCGTGTGCAGTAATATGGCTTAATTCAAGACGCGATACAGAACCATCATGCCCACAACACTCACAGCTTTGCTGAAGCATTGTAGATCTTGCCCATTTCATGAATGAAGATTTCTTTGCTTCAAATGAAATGTCAATCCTACTAGAGGCTGCATTGTTTGGTTTAGCAGGGACAATGCCATGTTTACGAAACCATTTACGTGCAGTCACATCTTTAATTCCATACGCTTCAGCAAAAGCTGTTGAACCCATCCAAGCGTTCTCTTTTAAAACATCGGGATTTTGATAAGGCAAAGGAAAAGTTTCTTTTCCATTTAAAGCAACTGATAAACCTTGTTCATAAGCTTCTTTAAAAGCTACAAATCCTTTTTCCTTTGTGAAAATACGATGCTCTTGAGTACAGTCAATTGTTTTGTATGAATCCGGCGCTTCTATAGTGTACTGATAAATAGGTTTTTCTCCTGACTGATAAACAGAAAGTATGGGAGCTGAAATAAAACGCTCCGCTTCTGGATCATAAGAACGTGCATACCTTGCCCGGAAAGAGCTTTTATTCCATTTAGAATACAACTCTTCAATAGGCAAGCGTTGAACTACTCCTGATTCGGTTGAGATAGTGATACGCACATTGCCAGCTAAACAAAATTCCTGGAACGAGAAGGACCGATGCCTAAGGATCTGCGGTGAGATTGCACGTGTTGTGTTGATTTCAACACACATGTTGGCCATTTCGTACGGTGACCAGTGCTGATGTTTAATCAGATAACGCAACAAATTGGGTGCGGTATCCATGTTGTCTTGATTCTTGGGTGCAGAGACGCGTGCCATCTTGACAATCATCTCTTCTGCATTGGGCGTTACCCAAACAAGATTGGCATTACTCATGAGCACTTCAATAGATAGTGGTACCGACTAGAAGGATCAGTGTACCGTACGACATCACAGCCTTGGTACTGATCAACAATGGCAAAGCGTTCTTTAGGTGGAGAAGAATTTCCACCATAAGAAAGCAACACAACAAACACAAAAGCAATTAGGCAAGACACAGCACTGACAACAAGTAGTTCAGTAACCTCCCTGCTTTTCATTCTCCTGGCACAATAGTTTCTCTAGTCAGTCTATCAAGTTCAGAGATAGGACAGATGCGCATCTTGGCATGTTCAGTAGGAGTCTTGAGATTATCCCATTGGATCAAAAGGAATTTAACCTTGCGGTTCTTAGCAGCAAGCTTGGTTGTCATACCAACCACAGTGCCGTATCGTTGCTTACGGTACTGAGCAATGCGCTCTACAACCTTAGGTTGATTGGTGAATAACCCATGGGTCTTGGGCCGTTCAGCTACGCGATCACCAATTGCGTAACGGTATTGAGGCTTGGTTGTCATTGTAGTAATTAGTTGTTGTCGGGAAGTTGTTCAAGAGCGCGGCGGATGGTGTCGGAACATTGAGGCCACTCCAATTCTGTTAGACCAACGTCGGCTTCAGCAAGTGCTTGTAACGCCTGCTCCTTCAAGCTTGGCGCCTTGGGCCGGCGGACAAGACGAAGATCATGGGCATGAACAAATTTGTTTTGGAATGAGTTAATCCACTCACAGCACGCATCTAGCTCTTGGTCGCTGCCCCATTGAGCAGCGCGAGTGGCAATGTCTTGCAGCTTGGTAGTAGTAACAGTTACTATTACACACGGAGACAACGCAGAAAACTCGGGCGCTTCTCGCCACTGCTGCACAAGTTCCCATGGTGGGACAATTGGGTGTTGTTGTGTCATTTGATGTTGGTGTAAGTTTTGTAGTTGACAATACGTGAGATTGTACTGCGAGCAGTGTCATAGCGTATCGCTATCTGACCATTGCTCAATCCCTTTTGATGTAGATGACGAATCATCAACACATCATTGTCAGTCAAAAAAGAGTTTCCATTCCTAGTGCCAACAGGTTTGTAGACTTTTAATGGAATTGGCTTAGCAACTTCGTACCGTTCAACAGTGCGATACTTGCAACCACAATCAAGACAACGACAATAACGCTTGGTTACATCAGGCCCTAGATGTTCAGTACAAGTAACGCGTGTGTTACTGCTGTTGCATTGTCTGCAATTCATCTTCAGTGAGGTTCAATGAATGAAGGAGTTCAAGACAATTGACTTCGCCCATGATCTTGAATGCATCTGCAATTAGTTCATGCGACAGTGCAGGAAGTTCGTAGTAATCGTACAGAATTTCTTCTGCACGATCAAAGTCATCATAAGAACCAGTCAGATGTTGGATCACAGAGCCAGGCATGTTATCAACCAAGGCTGTAACAATTGCTTGTCTCACTTGAGTCCAAGCTTGCTTTGGTATTAACGCAATGGTCTTGTCAACAAGGTCAAGATCAATGGAGTCGTGTGTCATAGAGAAAGACCCCCGCTTACGCAGGGGTCGATAGGTTCCTTGGCAAATGAATCTTAAGTTGGCTGAGCAGTCGTGTCAACCACCTGGTCCAACAAGCCGGAGTCTTTGAGACGATCCAGCATGTTGACCATGAGTGTGGCATGCGCTTGCGTCTGCTCCATGAATGCCCTGGCACGGTCAGCACTCATGGTGTGTACCCGACCGCAAGGCTCAATGTACTGCCATGACCCATCGGGCTGCGGCTGGCCTTGCTCGATGGCAAGCTTCTCGGAGTTGTACTGATAACGCAGCTCAAGGTTGTGGTAATCCCTGAGACCATTCTTATCAGTCCATGTAGCACCAAGGTTGTAACGTTGGTCTTCATCACTGAATGCATGTAGTTCAGGGATGAGATGTTTAAAGGCAGCAAAGATTTGCATGACGTGAATTGATTGGATGGGTTGGTAGGGACGACGAGATTCGAACTCGTACTTGAGTGATTTTAAGTCACTTGCCTACTTCCGATTGGGCTACGTCCCCATCACTTGGGCTTACGCTTACGTCAATTGACGCATGCTGCCAAGTGTGATCTTGAGGTAGGACTTCCATTCCGTAAGTCCAGCTATCATAGTCATCCTCATTACGAGGATCTTCTTCAATCAAGATGTACTGTGGTGAGTTGTCTGTGATGTACTCACCAATGTTGGCCATAGCCATGGCAAGTAGTTGATCGTCGGTGTAGTCAGTCATGGATAGAAACCAGCCTTAGTAACGAGGCTAAGGCTGGTAAGCCGTGCGGACTCAGCTACATGCTAGCTGCTTCTCGCGTTGCTGCAAGACCTCACGGAAAGCTTCCGTGTAAGCATCGCGCTCCCATGCGTCAAGACTCCGATTGCCAACGCCAGCAATCTGCTTAACCGACATCATACCCTGGTCCACAACCAATTGAATTGTGAAGGTGGGTTTGTTATCAATCATACATAACACAATGAAGTGCTTACGTTTCTTGATGTCATCGGCATAGTGGGATGCAGAGCCAACGCAATTACGTACGGCTTGACCCCACATGGATAGTTGATGTGTGTCATGAGGCTGGAAGAATGTCCATACTTTATCAAGACGTGTAACTTTAATAGGTTCAGGGAATAGATCTTGCCGTAGAGATTCCTTTGGATTCTCAATCTTCCATGCTTCGGATTGTACGTAGTCATGGAACTCAGTCAAACGCCAACGCTTCGGTGGCTCCAGTGTATTACCAACATGCAGGATCTTAAGCATCATGGAGAATGTATCGTTGAGTTCACCAAAGCGTTGACGCTGGTAGCCAACCTCGTTATCAACCCAACGGCCATTGTATTCAGTGAGTTGTCTATCCAAGTACTTACGCATGATTGTAAACAACGATGCAATGGGCATGTGTTCACGCAGCCAGTTGATTAAGTTTGTATCTTGTATAACTGAACTACCTATACGCACTTCAGTCAAGCGAAGATACTTAAGCTCCTTGAAGTAAGTCTGATAGTAATCAATAGGGCAGTCTGGCCAAATGTTATTGATCCATTCAATTGAATTAATGATTTGAACAAAGGTTGCAAAGCCTTGCTTAATAGGTTGCTGTTGTTTGTTATTAGGATCATTGTATGCATCAACGCTACGGTTTAACTCTGCTTGCAATAGTTTCTTGATGGTAGGCTTAGTAACAATGTGTTGGATTTTTGTGACAACGGAGTATGTCATGGAGCTATAACCATGTTCTTCTTTGAATGCAAGTGAAGCAGCAATGAAGTTATCAACAGTCAAGCCTTGACGTTCATCAAGATGCTTTGACATCATTGATGGTATGTTTGCTGCATCAAAGATATTCTTGCAACGTATACGATCAAACAATCCACGTGAATCCTCCCATGTTGGGAGATCTTCCCTCAGGCTGTTATCAAATTCATTGACAACATTATCACGAATTGTATAACCCTTTTGGCAGTAAAGGTTACCTGCTCGCCATGGGTAACTGCGCCAGCTATCGTAATCTTTCCCACGGATATCTTCTATGGTTGCTGTATTGGTGTAGACAAAAAGTTGCGAGCCACGCCCAATGTCGTGAACAACGCAATCATCTTTGCTATTCCATATCCAAGTTGGTGCAATCTTCTGTGTAGTTGATGTGTTCTTGAATGCGTAAGCATGGCCATACACATATTGATCTTTCTCTTGCTTGGAAGGTAACCATGCCGCGTACCACACCTGTTCGTAGTGATACAAGATGGCAATGACCTTGAGCCTAGCCTGTGGTGTTGCCACATCTACAGGCCTGGTAAAGACTTGATAACGCTGTGGTGCTGGACGCTGATTGATCTGAGCAATTGCATCTTGCTGATCAGTTTCACGCACAATGTGCGTTGGTATCAAACAAGGAATCTTGCCAAGTGGATACGTAGGTTTCTTGGCTGCTGGTTTGTTAGCTTGCTTAGCCAAAGCCTTAAGCTTTGGGTCATAAGCCAAGAGTTCAGTCTGAAGGTTAGAAGGCAGAGCGAATTTCATGGTGTGGTGTAGGTAAATGGAAAGGACAGTTTAGCGTCATGTCCAGGACGTTTGATTAACGGATGTCTTTCAACTGATCAAGAAGTTCTTCATCAGTCTCATCACCAGGCCATGTACCAATGCACTGGTCTAGCATGTAAGCACCAGTCAGTGTTATGACTGGCATGCGTTTAGCAAAACCAGTCGCCAGGTATACTCGACCCTTGGGACCACGCAGTACAAAGTACCAGCGTTTGAATTCAATTGAAAAACCAATCATGAATCTAGAGCGTAGTCAGAGGTGTCAACGAGTTGCCAGTGAGGATCGAGCTGATCAAGATAGCTGCAGAAGCCATCTTCGTCAAGAGGAATCGGTTCCTCTGGATCCAGCTCAATAGTTGCTTGACACAATGCAGGAGCCCATTCTTCAGGCTCGAAGCGAGTCGCCCGATAGAGCAGGCGCATGTCTTCAACAACTGCTGTAACTGTTGCATTGTGATCACCAAAGACAATGTTTTCGATTGCAAGTACAGTCATCAGTCTTCGTCGATGTAGGAATGAGTGGTGGTCTTGATAAGGCGGTACTTCATCCACAGACGTGCTGTGTCGTACTCGCCTTCCCAACGAGTTGAATCCAATAGATTGTCTGTTGCTCTGCGCTTTGCGCAGGCAGCAAGATTGATGCGATCAAACATGTTGAGGTAGTTGACGTAAGCAGACATGAGTTGAGTTGAGTTGATGGATAAGACCTGGGACTTACACCGTAAGGATGCCCAGGATCTTTAGAATAATTTAATACTTGGAATGCTTAGTCCTGTGCCTGGGATACTGATCGTACCACGGACACCAGATTCACGAGCATTAAGTGTGACCTGGAGCGGACCAAGCTTAATTGATTTACTGTACGAGCGCACACCGCGCTCGGTAACATTAAATCCTGCGATAGTTTTGTCAAAACTTACGTGTGATTTCTTCATGTTTATTTAAGATCTTCGGGCATTAGTGCATTGATGTCATCGTCGTCTGTCATGTTGGTCATAACAAACTTCTCACCGTTAGGTGAGATGAATCCACCAATGAATCCAATGCCATGTCTTTCTGCAGATTCCTTCATCTTGGCAACAAGTTGCATAGCTTGAAGTCTTTGCATATCCATAGAGTCTGGTATGCGGGGAGTGTTGTCAGTCATGAGTTGAGATGAGTTGATTAACGATGTTAGTCTACCAGAGAAGTCAAGGATTGGAACATAAGGATGTCTTATATAAATCCAAGGATTCCCTGGTGCTCCAACGGGGGAGTTTGAGGGGGGAAGTACTTGTGTACTAGTCCCCCTAGTTGGCTGTTACCGATGCATCTCATGGTGTTCTTTCCATGCAGCACTGTGCATTTCATTCATTGTCATAGGTGGTTCACCAGGTTCGTTAGGTGTTGGATCATAGTCGATCTCGTCTTCAAGCATGCCGATCACCTCTAGCACAACATCTGCTGTATGCGGATCGAGGTGCTCGTCCATTTGATGACGCTTACTCTCACGTTCTTGGATTGCCTTAAGGAGATCTACCACTTCTTGCAGTTTGGAGTATTCGTTTTGAGCCATGATGTGTTGAGTAGTGAATTTGGAAAGAGCAAGGATAACTTCTTGAGCTTTAGCTTGTCCACATCGATTCAGTGACATAAAGTCTTCCATCTTCATGTCCACGATCTGTTCAATATAATCAAGACGATGGCGCTTGAGTATATTGTGAATACCAGTGGAAAGCTTGAGCTTTTCAATTGGAGTTTGCTTGGTTTGTTCCATGGTTGATGTGAAGTCGGGTTGAAGATACCAGTCGTGTTTGTTTACCATTGCTTCACAGTGATTGCACTGAAGCGCTGTCCACTGGAAGTGATAAACAGTTGTCCGATTGTTGCAATGCGGGCAGTAAATAGATTTACCACCTTGTGCTGCACGTGTTGAGCCTGTTACTTGTGTCATTGAAATATCACAGTAAAGCCTGGGACTTACGCACTGTACTTACGTCGGTGCTGCCCAGGATTGAAGCTATGACTGAAGTATTGGCATGTATTCGCTATTTGCGAATAGCGAACAATATTAAGTATAAATACCTACGTCATGCATTCTTAGGTGCAAGCATGATCCATGCTGTGTAGTTATCACTGCTTCTGTCTACACGTATCAATCCGTATTCTTCCAGTCGCACCAAGGCCTGGAGATATTGTTCAAGCCTTGAGCTTTGCGCTGGAAGCTTAGGTACAAAGCATGGTGTGTTCCCATACTTCTTCTTGTGGTTCAAGTAATACGCATAGAGATTGCGTTGATTGATACTGAGTGCAGGTGTTGCAGTTGTCATGAATCAGGAAGCAAACTGTTTACCATATTGTTTACGCATATCTTCATACCATTCAGATGCTTCTTCTATTGTTGCAAACTGTTTGCTAGTACATATACCAGCTTTTCGGAAATTAACATGAGCAATATAAACATCTTTGCTTTCACTGTAGTAAACACCACGCACACCCAACTTGTTTGTTGAGTGGCGGTTAAACGATTGTTCACTCATTGTTGCAAGTCTTAAATTGTTTATTGCATTGTTCGAAGGATTTCTGTCAATGTGATCAACAGTTAAATACCCTGGATCAATGCCATATACATACAGCCAAGCAAGACGACTTGCTTGATACAATTGGCCATTGATTTTAATAAAGCAATAGCCTTTACACTTACCAGTCTTCTTGACTGTGCCAGCAATAGAACCAATCTTGATTCTGAAATTAGGCTTGACTTTGTAAGTAAACAGCCCCGTAGTGGGGCTGTATTCAAACAAAGCTTGTAGTTCTTGCTGGCTAGGCAATGGCTTGTTCATCAGCAATATCGAGGTCGTTCTGTAGGGTACAGCTTTGCGTAGTCACTACCAAAGCAGATGTCATAGTTTGAGAACGTTGTTGAGATGCTGAGGCTTGCTTGCTCTTCGATTTCGTACTCTTCAAAGTAGTGGATGTAGGTTTGGATTGCTTGCTTCTTGGAGAAGATGCAATGGGTAAGGATTGGGTATCCTTGAATCCAATCCCAACCCCCTTCTTCGGGTCCGCCGTACCTGAGATAGGTTTCGTGGACCGTGACGACCGTTGGGTCTTTGTGCTCAAAGTACTTGTGCACGTTGTAGGCATTGATTGCAAAGCGTGCTTTGTAGGACTTGGGGTAGAACTTCTTGAGTTCTGAGATGTAAGACATGATGCAAACTCTGTGATGATGATTGAAATGATTGCGATCAGGATGACAATGATGTCACCGTCATCCCATGCTTGACGCAGTGTGTACTTAGGCTTGGTCATCGTAGGTCTCCAGTTCAGGTGGGTTGAGTTCATATTCTTCACGCATGGCTTGTTCTTGCTGGTACGCAAGATCAGCCATGGCGTCAAGCAAATCAGCGTTGTAGTTGGGATCGAGTTCAGGCATTACTTGAGTTGAAGTGAATGGACAATAAACCCTGGGACTTACACACCATACTTACGTCGGTGCTGCCCAGGGATCAGAAGGTATTGGCCACTCTTGTTGCTAAAGAATCAACAAGAGTTGGACCATCTTCTTGGAATGCGAGCATGTATTGTTCACGCTCATCCTCATCCATCAGTGCACCCAAGGTGTGATGTGCATGATAGAAGGCTAGTGCGTTGACGATGGCATACTTCTCATCAACGTTGATGATGAGGTGATACCGCTTGTTGTCTTCAGTCTGATCCATTAGTGCGCCCATGTTGAGTTGAGGTAAGTGGAAAATTGAACATGGGACTTACACCACACATAGTGTGGATGCCCAGTGATTAGGCCATTAAACGGTTATTGAAATTGAATTGATAACCACCGTCACCACAAGGATTCTTGTAAGTGCGATATGAAGTGATGTGATAGATAGCTGCAATAGTGACGTAGTAATCCTCTGCAAGTTCGGAAGCAGGTACACCGTGTGCTTTACGGGTACGAATATCTTCTATCTGTGCATCGCTCAAGAAAGAATTAAATCTTCCACGACGCACAGGATCTTGCTCGTACGGAGGACGATTACGTACACGTCTAATGACTTGTGTAATGGATACCGGTTTGCAATTAACGATTTGTGCAATGGAGTCATAGCGATAGCCCTGGCACCTAAGGTTCCAGATCCTATCTTCTTTGACGATTGAGATTCGAGTACGCATTGATTGGTTGCTGTGGTGTTTGAGATAGGACTGGGACTTATGTTGCAATTGATATTGAGAATCAATCGCAACTGCCCAGTTGATTGACGTTACTTCATGTAGAGATAGCCGCCATGACAGTCAGCATTATGGAGACAGGTCTCATACGATGCTTCGTCAAGCAGATTGTATCTCACATGCTTGGCCGGTGCTTTCCACGACGCAGGCTTGTGGACAGCACCTGATTGACGGTGGATGAATGCATGGACAAAGCCACCATCACCACCTAGATTCGTTCGTTTGATGGATCGTTGGATAATCTTGTAGTACTTGGTGCCTTTAACAATGTCAAAGGCCAAGTCGTTATAGCCGTATTGCTTGGTGTACTTCTCGATGATCTTGTTGAGCAAGCCATCGATTCGTGCCTCAAGCACTTGTGTGTGTTCATCGAGTCGCATTGATTTGCTCCTTGGTAGGTTGAGGATTGACTTGTGTGATATCAACGCCAAGAAGTGCTGTAGCACTGATGGTGGCGATGATGATGGAGAAGAGGGCAATGCACACTGACCAACGGCGATTCTCATGAGACTCACCGTAAGAATGATAGGAGTCAAGTGTGATGTACTTGCCTCTTCCCATGGAATAAATAGTCTTCATTTCAGTTAGTGGCGAGGATGTAACGGCAGTTAGTGAAAGGACGTTCTGTAAAAGGTTCTGCGAACAGCTCTTCAGCAGACTTCCATGTACCTTTGATCTGGAAGTCAAGACACGCCCAGTCACCTTTTGCTAAATACTCTTCAATATCACTGGGGCATGCAACCCAGTACATATAAATGCACTGGTCAGTAAACTCGAGGTAATAGTCAGTCACCTCAAGTTTGAACTCTTGTAATGCCTGCGTGATGTCGTGGTGGTCAATGCTAATAGCCATAGTGTAGTAGCAATGGTGTAGTAGCCCTCGTTGAGGACTACAGAGAAGGGCCGAAGCCCCTCAGTGTAGTCGTCAGTCTTGTTCCAGTTGCTTGCGTTCCCACCGCAGCAGATCCCGGTTGAGATCTACTTTACGCTGCACGATGGCAACGAAGGGAACAAGGTCTTGGAATTGACGCATACCGTCTTGCCACTCGAAGAACAACTCGAGAGCAGCTTGACGCTGCGCCTCAAGTTCTTGGTCGATGCAAGGGGCATCTCTCCTGGCGAGCAGACGAGCGTCTTGGGTCAGGAGATGTTCAACAGCTTTAGGAGTCATGGTTGAGTCCTGGTGGTGTCGTGTGGTGTATGCAGGGAGAACCCTGCAGAAAACCTACCGTCCGATATGAATTCGTATCAAGACGGAAAGGTTAAGTGCAGAGATCAGTTCATGTACTTTGCATCGATGCAGTAGTACGTATCACCAAGGAAAGACTTGGTGTAGATCAGGTTATGTCCTGGTTGGTTGTGGCACGTGGCCTTGTAGTGCCTGTTGAGAACTTTCTGCGCTCCAACAGATAAGAGTAAGCCAAGACCAGTCCCACAAACGATAGCAACACAGGCGTCAGAAAAGTAATTACGTTGCATGATCAGTTGCCTTGCTTAGGAGTGATGACAAATGCCATATCGTTCGGCATCATGAGTGCCGCTGCACGCAGACGATACTCATTCACCTTAGTACCGATATCTTCCTTGGTAGGAAGCTTGGCATTGTCGATAGCTGCCGCTGTGTTAAACAGTGCAGCAGCAATGTTCTTGCGGATGTTGAGTGCAGTCATGAGCTGAGTTGAGTTGAATAGCAGGCTTGATTGCCTGCAGAAAACCTACCGTCGTAGTACATACATACCACAACGAAAGGGTTAAGTGCAGGAGTCAGAATGCTATCGCATACATAATGTCTTGAATCATGGTCATAGAGTAGTTGTAGTACTCGCGCATCTCGTCGTATAACTCCTTGGTACCTGTCGGTATCCCTGACATGAATGACATCGTGTCGAGGTACTTCCATTCGCCATCTTTCAGTTTCTGGAAGTGAAGCATAGAGCTTTCACCTCCATTCCAGATGACGCGATGGAGTCTATCGAACTCAGGCTGGTAAATCAACATAGTGTTGAGTTAGTAGTGGGATACAGGATGTTGAGTCCTGTTGAGGGGACCGTAGTCCCCAGAGCAGGAGTCTGTTAGATCTTGTAGCCGTTGGTAATGCACCAATCACGATGCACTTGGTTAGCCTCCTTAGGCCAGTCATGCGTACGACACTGCTCGGCAGTTGCCCGATCAATGAAGTACCCAGCGACTGGGCCAGCAAGGATGCCTAGCCCAAATGCAGTAACGATGATGGATGCAAATACGGATTCGCCTTTGATCACGGTGGTGTGGTGTAGGTGAATGCCACTGAGTTGTGGCAATAACTGGGCAGGGGTTTGCACCCTGCCTCCCGCTTTGACGGATCAGCTTCTCATCTCAAGCAAGACTTGGATGTAGATCTCTGCATAGTTCAAGTGTTCTTCATGGTGTTGTAAATGACGCGCAATAACAGCAGCGTCATCTAACTCTTGTTCAGTAAAGTACTTACGCAGTTCTGCGTACGTAGTGCTTACTGTCTCTTGTTGAATAGTCATGGTGTTGTATAAGCCACCTTCAATGGGTGGCAATAACTGGACCAGGGTTTGCACCTGGTCACCCGCTTTAACGGATCAGTTGTTCTCCAGCATCTCGTCCACGTAGGACTTGATGACCTGGAGGTGCTGCGCTCCAAGAGTCTGGCTATGACCATGCTCAAGGAGATCAAGGATCTCGAGCATGATCTTGTCGCCAACCTCTTCGCGAGAGAGCAGCTTGGTGGGGTTGATGGTCACGGTGTTACTCCGTAGGGTGAGATTGGGCTTACACCACTGAAGTGTGGATGCCAAGGTCGTGACCAACCGCCGAGTTGTCTGCTGCGTTTAACGTCCAGCTTGACGAGCAATCGCTGAGATCCCTTGCGCGAGAACGATTCTTGGCGAATCGGTGCCGCGGAAAGCCTAAAACCCGCACGCGCGATACGAATTCGTATCAGAAAGAGGGCTATATAAACCCCTGGTCGCCCAGGGGAAGAGATAACCGTCAATCAATGCAAGTTGCTGTAACAACGAAGCTAAGATCTTCAGGCTTTCGTGTTATCATCACCCGCCATTGGCGGATGTTCACGTAACCTTGATCGTAGCTGTTAGCGTAAAGCTCAGCTTGTGCTAGCTCTAGCTCTTCCTGATACAACTGCTGGAGCATCTTATTCATAAACTCCTTCGGCGTAATGCCAGCAGCACGGAAGAAACCTGGCGCTAACCAAAGCTTCTTGCCTTCAATCAAGTTGTAAGCTGACATCTCAATACGATAGTCAAGCTCTTCAGCTGAAATCGTTGCAATCACTGTTGCCATTGAACTAAACGCGATGGTACTCTGCGTGATACGGATGCGCAGCCCCCGATAACTTATATACCCATCACACCTTTCTTTTTTTCTATACGCAATTCACTACGCGTGGGGTGTTGGAGAAGGCTCAGATAATTTTTTATCCTTTTTTGACCCTATAGGGGGCCTTCTTTTGTATCACAACGTACCAAAACCTAAAAAGTGTCGTGGTATCTAAGGTTTTACCCTAATTTACAGACAAAAATGCCGGGGTATTATCCCCGGCTGTGTGTAAATTTACTTTTGTTTTACCTAAAATCAAAAACTGTTCTTTGCTTTCTTTGCTGCAACGGCTGCATCAAAGTAATTTTCCACATCTGGCCGTTGATCGGCTAGTTCTTTCCTGGCACCAACCGTAAAACTCTTGACGGTAAGGGGATCAGCACCACCTGCTGCTAACTTTTCAGCTTCTTGGGTAATTGCATCTAACGCAACAACGCGTTCTGCCCGGTTTTTAGGGTTCATCTTGTGTTAACGCCCTAGATTCAGGGTATTTTTACGTCTTCTGCTACTACTTTAACGCATCTACGTGCGTTTTAATACCCTAAAATACAGATAACAGGATCACATAAGTAAATAAAGGACCCATGGCACTAGCACCCGCTGATTTTTACGCCTACAGCCGTGCAACCGGGGTGCCGGTACCAGAAGATCCGGAGGAAAGGGCTGAAATGGCTCCAGAAGTCCTGGAATTCCGCCGTAATCAGCTCAAAGCCCCTGATCAAGGCGGTAATCTCCTTGGTGCTGTGGGAGCTGCACTTGCCGGCGCTGGTATTTTAGGTGGTGGGTTCCTTGGCGTCCGTGCATTACGTGGGCGAGAGGCGCAAAAAACACCACAAGCCCCCTTGGGCGTGAATCTGACTGATCTTACCAAGGTCAAAGAGACTCCTTTGCGGTCAACAGCACCTGCTCCTTCAAAAGTGGCTGATCCATGGGGTGCTCCAACTGCAATTCCTCGGTCAACTGTTGATTTAACAACAATTCAACAAACGCAAAACCCTAATGTTGTTGTTCAAGCGACAGAAGCTGTAGACGGCGGTCTTGATCAAGCTATTACTAATTTGTCAGTTATTCCCGAACAACGTCAAGTCAACGGTTTTAAGCTATTCAGTCAGGATGTTGACCGTATTATCCGTGAAGCGCGTCTTCAAGAGTTAACAAACCAATTTCCAACTGAAGTTGCTAATGTCGCACAAGTACGCCAGGGTGTTGTATCAGGCAATCCTTGGGAACTTGAAGAGTTACTTGAAGAAGGTGGTCGTCAGGCCCAAGAATTTCTTGGCTCGCGTTATGAACGTGGCGGTCGTACCGTTGCAGATTTAACAGGAGAGCTTGAGGTTTCTCCGGCCCTTGGTAGACAATTACGTAAATCTGGCATCAATGTCCGCCAGGGACGTGGTGTTCAGTTAAGTCAATTTTCTGATACCCCCACACGCGAAGGTATTGGTGTTAACCGCTTCACGCCTAACGAAATCTTGGAGCGTACGATGGCTGCGGCTTCATATCCACGTGAAATACGTGACATGCTCCTGGACCCTTCCGTCAAACTTTCTGATGTAATCCCCCTTGGTCCAGTTGAAGCACGTGATACTTATTTAAACAAGTACGTGTCGGAGAATGCGGATCGCCTTTATGAGGCTGGTGCAATTAAAAATCCTGCGTTAGTGCGTAAGTACGCAACACCTGAGCAATTAACACTTTCTCAGTTCTTGGGGCGTACTCCGCAAGTTCGTGGTGGTGCAGTAAGCATCAACCCAACGATGGAGATCGCAGGTGGTGCACGTGCGTCAATGACTGGAGCAAACGTCGAAGAACTGCAAACCGCTACAGTTGGCGGCCAGGGCTTGACATACGCAGATACAACTAATTTAAAACAGTTGCAACAAAAAGAAAAGTTAGAACAAGCTGGTTTTACCTATGATCCAAATACAGGCAATTACTTACAGGAAGAAGATATTCCTGATTTAGATCCTACGGAATACATGTCTCGCGGTCCTCAAATGGGTACTGATTATGGAGACACAGAAGGTGTTGGCAATCTTTTGATTGAAACAGAATCTTTCCGCGAGCGCACCAATCAAGGAACAACTCAAATCCCAGGCGCTGTTCAACAAATGTCGGGATTACGCGGTGGATCAGAACGTCAGGAACGTTTTTCCGATGTTGTCACTCCATTACGCCGCACAGCGGAAGGGCAGCAAACGTCAGGCCTTGACGTTGTTGCTAACCCGGAAATGCCTTTTGCTCGTCAACTTCGCGCTCAAAACGTGGGTTACCGGCAAGGTGGACGTTTGACCTCGGAAGATCTCAGTGCACAAGGAACAAGACTTGTGGGTGGTTTTGAAACGGCGGAATCAAATGTATCAGATGCAATTAGTACACTGCCTTTGACAGAATGGCGTCAAGAAGGCGGGGTTATCCGTGGCTCTGATGGCAAATTATATTCCGCTGTTGGCCTTGAAGTTGTTGGTGAGCAACCCCTGATTGGCTTCAAACGTACTCCTATTATCCAAATAGATCCGACAACAGGAAGAGAGAGGCGCATTGGGTTTGAAACGCCACCAGATGCAACTCCCGTCCCTTTGACATTATCGCGTCAGACGTTACAGCAATATGCAGAGGATGCAAAAAATGCATATTTCAATGATCCATCGGCTAAGTTACGTTACCTTCAAGAACGTAATCCAGAAGCTCTGGAACTTGGAAGAGCGCAGGGTAAAACATTGGCCGAGATTGGCGAGCCTTACGATTACCAAGGATTTATTACGCAGCAACTCGATAAACAGTTAATGGAAAATGAAGGGATTGATCTTCCTTTCTTAAAGCCGGATATCGATAAAGTAACCGGTGCGCAACGCTTAAATAAGGAAGCAAGTACTTTTGCAATGAATTTACTTAAGACAGAGAAAAATACACCTGTCTTTGGTGAACAATTTTTAATTGATCCTAATACTGGACAGCGAATTCCGCTCAGGGATGACCAAGGCAAGATCATGACCAATAGAGGTGGTTATGTCATTTATCAGACCACTGGCAAGAAAGTTGCAGTTCCCGGAAAATATGACGTAACCGGCGGCGGGGGTGTTGATCCAATGACCATTGCGGATGAATACGAAAAAGGTAGTGTTTCTTATTACACACCACGCGTTGATACGGCTTCTCAATCTAAAGTCATGCAGTTAGGTAAAACTCTTGACATCCCGGCATCTTCAATGATTGGCGCGGTTTCCAATCCTATTGGAGTATTGGCCTCACCCTTGGTAGCAGGCACCCCCACTGGTAATTTAATGACTGCCTTGCGTAATCAAATGTCAACGCCCCAAACGGGTGAAGGCATGCGCACTGTTCCTGTCAGAGACCCGAGAACAGGAAATGTTATTGGCCGCCAGCAAGTCTCGACTATGAATATTGGTTCTTTTGCGCGGACACAAAATCCTTATACAGGACCTGCCGCACCTGCCATGGGACCCGCATCACGTGTTATTTCTGGTAATTATCAATACACAGATCCTCAATTAACAGTTGATCTTGAGCCGACATCACCACGTCAACAACAAGAACGTAATAGGTTTGCATTAGCTGCAAATCTTACTCCCGGTGGACGTGTTAAAGCAGGTGCTTTAAATCTCAGCGGAAATCTTGGTATTATTAATGCAGGCCTTGGAAATCTAACCGAGTCCCAAACCATTCAACGCTACGGACTAACCGGTGGACAATTACAGCAGTTTGGTAGACAGCTCATGGATCAGGCAGCACAACGTCGCAATCTTCCTTCTGGCCCAACTAGTGTTTCCGCTGCTCCTCAAGTACCGTCTACCGGTGGTTCTAGGCAGCCTGTAATTCCAGGTGTCCTGGAAGGTTCTCCCTTAAACGAGCGTGGGTACAGCCCTAACCCAACACTTGATTTTTATGAACGTACCTTACAACAAGAAGCTGCTCAACTTGCAGCTAATCAACCTCAAGAACGTCTCGTTCGTAGACAAGGTAAATTGGTTCCACTGAGTCAAGTTACGAGGCCCAAACAACGTAATGTATTTTTCCAAAGGGGTTAAATATGACTGAAAAGAAAAAGAAAGACAAAAAGTGGATTCAAGGCATGGAGATGAAGGAGGGGGCCTTTACTGCTAAAGCAAAACGCAAAGGCATTACCACTGCTCAACTCCAGGAAAACGTGCTATCCAATCCAGATGAGTACGATGAAAAAACAGTGAAACAAGCACGGCTTCGTCAGACGTTGGTAGGATTGAAAAAACGTAAAGATAAGAAGTAATGGCAAAGGATCATCGCTTAGCTTTAGATCGTTATATTGATTACACAAAAGATCCTTTTCTTAAAAAACGTCAAGTTAACTTTGACGATTCTTTTGCATCTAAGCCATCCAGTGGTGCCGCACCGTGGATGCCAAGTCGATTCGAGCAATCGGACTTATTGCGTCGCATTCAAACACGTAAGTTAAGACTTAACCCTGGCCTTAATTTTGTTGGTAAAACACCAGAAGAATATGAGGTGTTTGCTGACATCGGTCGTTTTGTACGCAACGAAAGTTATGACTTTAATGAAGGGCGTGCTTTGACAGCCTTGCGTCCTGAAGACCAGCCAGGCTTTTCTCCTGTGTGGGTAGAAGCTTATCGCATTAGTCCGACCGTTAATCCAGATAAGCGCGCAAGTAATCCAATGCCACGTATGACCAACCCTGATCCCAAGGGTTATATGATGGCATCAGCAGAGAAGCGTGCATTAAATGAGGTGGAAGACAATAAGTCTGTTGCTCAACTACTTAATAAACCTTCAGAAGAAGACAACAAGGAAGAGCCAGAAAAAGCCTAGGTCTATAATAAAGAAAAAGAGTAGATAGGTGTCTTTCCAGCGGTTATTAAGTTTTGTTGGACGCAATGCTGGTGACGTTGCAAAGTCCGTTCTCCCCGGCAGTTTACTGGCCGGGGGATTTGGTATGCTTGAAGGCCCTGGCGCAGCACTGACCTATGGCCTTGCGGACGCAGCGGCTGCTTTCCCAGCAACAATGGCAGCCCGTGCTTTGACGCGTAATGTAAAGACACCTTGGATCAGGGGTGCAGCAGAAAACACAGCAAATATTGGAGCATCTCTTGGATCTACTCTTGTTGCAAGTAACTTGCTTTACGGTAATCAGGCATTGGCACCACAATCTCAACAGATTGCGCAACAAGTTGAGCAACGTGCTTTAGTTAATAACCTGGGACAAGGACAGCTCCTATCCCCTGGCACTAATTTTCAAATGGCAGGAATGCCTGACCCTGAAAATTTTCAACAGCTTTTAAATCAACGCAATAACTGGACTCAATACTTAAGCCCTGAAGATCAAGCTTTAATTCAACAAACTATGGGAGGCGTGGTGTAATGGGGTTCCAGCAGCTACTCAATGACCTTTCCACTGGTGCAAGCAAAAGCGCTGAAGCTAGTCGCCTTGCTTACTTGCAGGGTGAGCGCAATCCAACGATTCTTAAAAGTGCTCCAGGTCTTCGTGGTGAGTACCACCAAAACCTTAAAAAGTTAGGTGTTTCTCTTTCTGAAACACCTGTTCAAGCCGTAGGTGCTTTTGCGACCCGTCTGATGACTGATGTCACAAATGACGGAACACGCGGCATCTATTGGCGTTATAACCACCCCCTAGCAATCTTGGAGACAGGCGCCAAGGCTGCCATTGGTAAAGAGGCATACGAAGCCCTGGGACCCGCAAAGACAGGTCTTATTACTGCCAGTATTGTTGTACCCGCTACTGCTCTTGCCGGTGCATACAACATTGCCAATCCTGGTGAAATGTTTAGGCCAAAGGGTTTTGCTCAAGCGTATGCAGGTGAAGGTTCAGAAGATCGCAGAGAAACAACACAGCCCGTACCTGAACTGTTTGAACGTTTTTTCCTTGGCCGCACAGGACGCCCTCTTGCATACGAAGAAGCACAAAAAGATATTCCCTCCTTAACACCTGAACGCTACGGCAATTACCTACGCAACTACTATCAAGACAAGGGATTCCTTGGCATCCTAAAAGCAACACCTGAGAACTTAGAAGGCGTACCAGAAGCTCGGCTCCTTGGTTATCCAGTGACTATTCCTTCTGTTACCACGGCTGTTGGTGGTATTGCGGGCGCTGCTGCTGCGATACGGACTGCTCCCAAATTGGGAGGTTCCTTCAAGCGTGGCTTAGCAGGCGCTGCATTAGGTTCTGGTGCTGGCATCATCGCAGGCAACTTAGCTAACACCGCACTTGCCGCAAAAGCAACTGAGCAAAAACTACCAACCATCGGTCAGTATGAAATAATGCAGTGATAGAATTTATTTAAATAAGGTCCTATTTATAAATGACACCGGAACAGTTAGCCTTATTGCAAGCTGGCGCAGAAGAAGTATACGATCCGAACCTTCGTGCACGTGTACTGGCTGGTGAACTTCCACCTGAAGCATTGAATCCCCGTGGCGCAACACCGATTGGCCCACGAACTGATCTTCAACAACAAGCTAGACAAACGTTTCGGCAAGGGGTGGATGCCACAGGACAAGCCATAGGTCGAGGCAAAGAAGCTGCTCAGCAATTCCTTGGTAAATATGGCAAATACGCACCAGTTGCGATTGGAGCGGCTTCTCTTGTACCAGGCGCAACAACTGCTCTCTCTGAACTTGAAGCCGGTCGTCCTGCAGGTGCTTTAGGTGCTCTTGCTCCAGGGGCATTGAGCGCTGTCGGTACAGGACTGGCGATGGCACCTCATCCTCTTGCTAGGGTTGCAGGCTACGGTCTGATGGGTCTTGGCGCACTTCTCCCCGGCGCAGCAGCTAAAGGTGTTGAGTCGGCAAAGCAAAAGGCTACTGGTGAACCAACTACTGGTAGTGACTCCTTCAGTACTCAACTTGCAATGCGCGGTAAGATTACCGAGCAAGACTTGAGCATGTTGAATCGTGAACTTGGTGTCCGCACAAGCAACATCAAAGATTTGACTCAGTTCTATAACCAAGCTCAAGTTGACCAATTCAAGGCAATGGCGCCTGAGATTGAAAAAGCTAAGCGCAATGATTTCATTCGTTACCAATCAGCAATGGCACTTCAAGGTAATATCCAAGGCCAACTTGGCGTGTTAGCCACTGCCGGTTCCCTGGCACAAGGCGCACAAGCTGGTAGTTACGGTTTAACGCAAACAGCATTGACCAATAATCCGTACGCAGGCTCTACTATCCAAGCTCCTCAAATTCGCTTTGGGTGATCACAATGAATACTCCTAGCTACGGTCAACTAAATGTTTCAGGTTTTGGTGCCGCACAACCAAGCCCGACACCAGTTGCTGGCCGGTTTCTAAACTTTGATAAAGATCGCATCCAGCAATACAAGGATGCATTTGGTAGCGATCTTGGTGCCATGGCATACCTGCTTGAGCAACAGCGTTCACAAGCGTCTGATCCACAACGCATCAAGGAAATGCTTGATGTGATTGGCCCGTATCAAAGGGAGATTGCAAAAGAGAATCAACGCCTTGGAATGGAGTCCAGCCTTTTTGCTGGTTTTGTAAATTTCCCTCAAAGAATGAGCGACGCACGTCTTGCTGGTCATTATTACCTTCCCGAGACCATGCAGACCATTCAACGGGGTATTGATCGAGCCATTCCTTTTTCCAATCGTAGTTACGTGAGCCTTTAAATCATGAGCTGGAATAGTGGTTTTGGAGTTGATAACAATGGTGTTTTTGGCGCTATTGGTGCCAATTTAGGAAACAATCCCTTTGGCGGTTACGGCGGTCTGAATGTTGGTAGCTTTGGTGGTGCTGCCCCTTCTTACGGCGGTAATGTTGCAACTGGCGCATTCGGCAACATGGGCGGCATGATGATGGGCCTTAACGCCGCGCAATCATTTGCCGATGCTATTAAACAAAAGAATTTAAACGCTGCAGCCCAGAATCAATTTGCGGCTCAAAACGCAATGTTTGATGCTGGGGTTGGTAAAGACATTTTAGCGCAAAAATGGAATCAATCTAGTTCTTTATTAGGTCCAATTCGTGGAGCACAGGTTGCAAATAACATAGGGCCGTACAGGCTTTCTTTGGCTAAGGCTAATCTGCCAGACCTTGCAGGTAAATATGGCAGTTTTGGCGCTTTCTCGTATTCTCCTGTATAAAATCATTTCGGTTAAAATACAGATAACGTGTAAGGTTTTATAAAATAAATGGCTTTCCCATTGGCTGCAATTGGAGCTGGCCTCGCCTCTAGCGCAGGTGGCTCATTATTAGGCGGTCTTTTCGGAGGAAATGACGTACCTACCTATGAGCCTTCAAAGCTCATGGAGTTACTTGGTGGCTATGCTGAAAAACAAATAAAGCCTACAAAATCACAGAAACAAGCGATCTTAAAAGAAGCCGCAACCTATGGCTCTCCTGGTGCTAAAGAAGCTTTTCTTCAAAGCTATGTTGGCAAGTTTGCTTCTCCCTTCATTGAAAAACGATTAGCAAAAAGTTACAAAACACCTATTGATTTTGAGTCTGGTCCATATCGTGATGTAGCCTCTTATGCTTATGGGCAGCAAGGTTTAAATCTATCTGAGGACGCTTTCCAGAAATATATTAATCTTGCTAAAGCAACTGGCGTCCGCAGTCCAGAAGCTCTTTCGGATATTGTGCGTAGCGATCTAATTGCATCTGGTAAAGCAAAAACACCGGGTGATATTGAATGGGAGCAAAGATTTGGTCCGATGCCGGTATCTGAAAGCGGCGAAAGAATTCGTGGCTTTAAAGTATTTAGGCCTGGCTCTGCTAATACTGTTGCACAAATGATTTTAGGGTGATCAAAAATGTCTAAGAAAAACGCTCCAGCGAAAAAAAATGATCGCGGTCCAGCAGGGAATACGGCTAGAGGTAAAAACCCTCTTTCTACACAGGCTGCTAATCAATCACGCGGAGTAAGCAGCCCATCCCCTGGCGGAGGAGGCCGAACTATTAAGGTTGCCGGTCAATCTTTTGATGTAGGTAAGACTTTTGGTGCTGGAGATATTACTAGGATTCAAGCTGCTGTTCCTGCTGCCAATCTTTCTCAAATTCAACAAAAAGTTCGGGGAAAGGATATAGCAATTGGTTCAGGTGCCAAGGATACGTTTAAAGCCGCAGCTTCGGCAGCTGCTCAGGCTAAAGCAGATTCTGATGTCGCTGCTACTCATCAAGTTTTTGAAGACATTCTAAATGAGAGAGGTATCGGCACTAATGATGTTTTATCGGAAGTGCCCGAAGGTTATGTTACTGACCTTGAATATGAAGCAGGATTAGATAAAGCTAATCTGGACATGCAGCGCCAGATTGAGCAGCTCCGCCAAGCTGGTCAGACTGAACGCCAAAAACTCATAAATGAAAACAATCTTGCTGTCACGGGTGCAGAAGTAAAAGGAAAGCTAGATCTCCAAGGCATTGTTAATGCTGGCTACAAGAACATTGCCAATATCGAACGGGGTTCAAATATGTTCTCTAGCATCATGGGTGCATTCAACTTCTAAGTTGTTTGTACTAAAATATCTTTATACCTCTTAAAGGACACATGACTTACAGCGTGAATCCTGCCGCTGGCAATCGCAGCCGCCCCACCAAAGCACAGCTCCTTGCTGAAGGCATGACTGATGCCGAAGCTACGGAACTCATCAATTCCATTGGCTCCCGTGAATACGGTGGTGGCATGTCGCGTGCCGAGCTTCAGGACTTTGAGACTCTTATCGGTCGTCTGGAAGGTTCCAAGATGCGTCAGGCTGCTCAAGGTAACCGTGCTCGCCAACGCGACGTCATGGCCGGTGGTCTCGCCAGCATGATGACTAATTTCTGATGACATGAAGGGCGACAACGCTGGCTCAACTGAACAAGCTGAACTCAACCGATATCGGCAGGCTGCAGACGTAGCCTATCGCTACGCAAAGAACAAGCTTGAGTCCAAGGTAAAACCTGAGGACAAGGAAGACGAGTCAGCGTTTGGCCCTGAAAAAGAAGAGGTTCAAAAATGACATCCTCCTATACGGGTACCCCATCTGATTGGGAGACACCCGAAAATCTTGATCCATACGATCTACTGTTTGACGAGGATAAGGCTCGTAAAGCTGCGTCTGCCGTTAAGATTTTCCAAGATGTTTCCGTTGGTTCTACCAAGGAAAAGATGAAGGAAGAAGGCGCTCAGCAACGTGCAACCATTGGAACCTCTGGTGAACAACAACGTGAGACAGCAGCTCAAGCCCAGCGCTTCGCTCAGGAAGACGAAGCACGAGACTATAATCAGTCCCAAAGGGCATATCGATATTGAGATCTTCGGCCAATGGGTCGATAATCTTGATGCACCAACCGAAGAAGCGTTCACGGGTTTTTGCTCTGAAAACTATTCGGTAATTGAGTGCTATCTTTACGCCCGCTTCCTTGGTTACACTGGCAGCATTGCAGGTTGTGATCTATGGGTTCAAAAGAACTATCCCAAGCCTGATCACAGGGCAGTTCTTTTGAATGAAATTGAAGAGATGCAGGAAGATATTCGTAAGCTTCGTGCGGACGTTGATGACGGCATTGTTAAACGTGACGCCGGCGTTGCACGTATCGCTGGCATGCAAAAAGAATTGCGTGGGACCATTGCACAAGTTGAACTGAGCACGGCCAATAAGGATCGCAAGGGCTTGCTTATGGCTGGTGCGGATCGTGCTATACGTGAGCTTCTTACCATTTTCAAAGATGATCCAATTGAAGTTCCCTTGGAAGAAGCCTCAATGAGCGTCTGGGCTCATATGCAACTCGAAGAATAGACCAAGTAAACTTGAAGGATGAACCAACCGGCACAAAAACCTCAATACGGGGAAAATATCGCTGGACGATTATTTGACGTTGCTCGCCAACTTCAAAAGAATCGTGAGCGCGTAACTGGTTTTCGTCGTCCCACACCCGTTATTGATAAGGTAGCTGACGGGGAAAAAGTCATCGCCGCTTTACAAGCCAATAAACAAGATGAGCAAAAACAAGATGCCGCCAGAACTCCTGGAGCACTTCAAAAAGAAGGAGGCCAAGAGGGAGGACGGCAGCGAAATGTCGGACAAGGAGAAGAGGAAAGCAGCATTGGACAAAGCTCGGAAGTACCAGGAACAAAAGAAAGACAGCAAGGACAAAGAATGAGGTAGTATTCAGTAATACACTGAACGATACTTCTTGTGCCTGCGTATCAACATCTTGCATACCGCCGTAACGCACAAGCGGCTGCTCGCAGGCAACAAATTCGAATCCCACGAAATCTTGAATCCCTGGAGAAAGCAAGGGAAGATTTTGGATTTTTTTGTGAGTACGTAGCAGATAAACCTCCGGCTGACCACCACAAAGAATGGCATCGTCACTTTGTCACCAACGAAGACAGTAGCTGCTTGCGAAAGATTGCAGGACCAAACGTTGATCTCCTGGCACCCCGTGGTTCTGCTAAATCAACAGTCTTAGGTTTGTTTACCGCTTGGGCCATTGGTGTTCATACGGCAGCCAAGTTACCGCTGCAGATCCTGTATTTGTCGTACACAGTCGATATTGCGCGTTCCAAATCAGCAACCATTAAACGCATCATTGAAAGCAAGCGATACCAAGAAGTTTTCCCAACCGTACGCCTTCTAAAGAACGTCACCAGTAATGAGTACTGGTCCATTGACCATAAATTTGCAGGCATTGATACCACTGGTGAGGAACAATTTACACTTTGCGCTGCAGGTCTCAAGGGCTCGGTGACCTCCAAGCGTTCCCATCTGGTCATCATCGATGACGCCATTAAATCTGCTGCAGATATTTCCAACCCTGACATCCGGAAACAGATGCAGGACAACTGGAATGCTGTGATTGCACCCACCATGTTTGAAGGGGGCCGGGCGATCTGCCTTGGTACGCGCTTTAGACATGATGACATTCATGCCACGACCTTCAACCCACAAAACAATTGGTTGCAAATTGTTCTTTCCGCAATTATCAATGATCCCAAAACAGGGGATGAAATGTCGTACTGGCCATCGATGTGGTCCTTGGATTACTTGAAGGAAAAGAAACGACAAGCTCCAATTGCTTTCTCGTTCCAGTACATGAATCAAGTCATCAGGCAAAACGAGTTGTCGTTGGCGCCAGAGCTGATTGTTAAGGCGGAGATTGCAACAGAGTTTGATGCTCTTGGGATTGGGGTTGATCTTTCGGTTGGCACAAAAGAAAAAAATGATTACACTGTTATGGTTCTTGGTGGCCGCATTGGCGATCAGATTCACATCATTGATTACAGGCGTCTACGCGTCATGGGCAACCTAGAAAAACTGGATGCCCTCAAGGAGTTGCTAAATGATTGGTCAATCCTCGGCAAAGATGAAGGCGGCCATTACTTCCCGACTTATTCCACGTGTGACATCTGGAGTGAAGCGGTTGCGTACCAGGCATCTCTAGAGGCTGACTTCAAACGTGTATGCCTCACCAACGAAAGCTTGTACAACTTGAACTGGCATGCCGTCAAAGGATTCCGCGCCGATAAGCTGGCACGTTTCCGTGGTTGCATGGGCATGTTTGAGGATCGCAAGATTATCTTTAATCGTTTTCGTAACTTCACAGCTATGTTTGAAGAGTTGACTAACTTTGGTGTCAGCAGTCATGACGACTGCGTTGACGCCTTGGTTTACCTGTTGACCGGATTGATGCGTAAGGGGCAACTTCAGCTTGATTACTAAGACCTAGAATTAGAAAAAAGAATTTACAGATGTCTTGGTTAGATACAAACCAAAGCGGTGGCGTAGGTCGAGCAGACATTGACCGCGCTATTGCCGCCGGACGTAGTCAAAAAGAAATCAGAGATGAGCTGAGTCGTTTACAAAGCTCTGGTTATAACGTAGGTGAAAAAGCAAAAACGTGGGGAGGAGGATTTGATCCTGCCTACTCAATGTCTGTTCATAAAGACTATCAACAACAGATTGGTCAGCTCGAACAATTCAACAAAGATAACTACGGCTCTATTGGATTGGCCGCTGTCGAACGAGCCAGGGCAGCCGGAGTTTCTGACCAAGACATCCGCACTGGCATCGAAAAAGGGCGTTATAAAGTTGGACAACAAGCTTTTGACGCTCTTTACGGGGGAGAACCTACTCCTGTAGGAGGTGGCGCAGGGCGTCCTTATCGCTCTTCTTCTGGCCTGTTGAATTTCATGACAGGTTTTATTAACAGCCAAGATGCAGCCGGAACTTGGAATAAAGGGCCAAGTATTAATAGTTTATCTAAAGAGGATTTCTATTCTTATGCCTCTTCTCGTCCCGAGGCAAACGCAAGAGAGGACTTTAATCCAGAGATTACTAATATCATGGATAAGCGTAAAGATGAAACATATAAGAATTGGCTCTATAGTCAAAAAGCTGATCCACAATCTTTTCTTAACCGTTACTTGAAGGACCTGGTGTGACATGGGACCCGAATACTTGGCCATCGGCTTGACAGCCGTTATATCGGCCATCACAGGCGGTGGCTGGGCCGCATCTAAAATCTTGAATCGATACAACGATCAGGTTCAGCAAGCCTATAGTTACATCGGGTCCCAAAAACGAAGGATTGATGTTTTGGAAGAAGACCTAAAACGCATGCCATTGGAATATGTGTTAAAGGTTGACTTCTTAAGAGAAATTCAAGATATGCATGATAATTTTCGCGAGATTAATAATAAACTTGATAAACTGATCGATAAGATGCTTGACAGTAAATGAGCTACATCCTTGAGGTCCAGGAGGACGAAAACGGAGACCAGTATATTGTTCTTCCCGACGAGGTGATCGAAGATTTGGGCTGGCAAGAAGGCGATATCCTCAATTGGGACGTACGCAGTAACGGCATTGTTCTCAGCAAAGTAAATGACGCTGCTGGCTACGAGGTTATAGAAGAGTAAAATAAAAAGATCGATAGGTAGTTAGATGCGTTACAGCGGTATGGCTAATGTCCCTGGCGCCCCAGGAAATTTTCCGGTTAGCGCAGGTGCGCTGAATGATCTTGTGTATCGTGGAGAGCCCGTTCAAGCAATGCCTATGCCTTATTACGGCGCTCCAGTAGAAATACAACCGCTTGCTCAGGGTATTCCTGCTTTTCAAGATCCTCGTTTCCCTATGACGCAAGATCAGTTTCAACGAGAAGTTGAAGAATTGCGTTTCAATAAAAAGTATCAGGCGCCAGGTTCGTTCAGGCAAGAAATTAAAAACTATTTAAAATCAAACCCTCTTGGCTTACAGGCATCGGCTCCTGCAAACTTTGATGCTAAATACGTCTCTTGAACTGCTAAGCTTTAACTAACACAAGAATAGATAATGGCAGACGCTAAAGCCAGGCTTCAAGAAATCATCAATGCCTATCTCGACAAAGATAGTGACGTTGTTGTAGACACTGGCGTTGTTGCGTCTCATATCGCACAGATGAAACTCTTTGGCATTCGCCAAGGGGTTGAATTCTTCCCGTCCCAAGATAACTTTGGCAACCAGCGCAAAGACTTTATCGATCGTGTAGCCAAGTACAACAAACTTGACACACGCCTGGATTCGATCTGGGAGTATTTCCTGTGTGATGGCAAAGGTCTTTTCTACATCCGCCCTACAAAACAAAACTATCGTCTCTATTATTTCCGCGAACATGAGTATCGTGCGTACTACAACGTTGACGGTGAGCTTGACGAAGTTGTAATCATCTACAGTTATAAGGTTCGCAAGGCTAATGGCTTTGGTGATCAGCTTGCAACCACATCGCTGACAGGTGGCTTGAGCACTGGCAGTCCTGGTGCAAAGCGTTACATCAGGCTTTCAATCAAGCCCAGAGAGATTGAAGAGACGCACTCGGATTCCGAGATGTCGTTTGAGATGCCGACCTATGCACTGACCGGTCATACCAAAACGTTTAAAAATAGTCTTGGCTTTATCCCGTGCGTTGAGATTATCAATAATCCCCAGGGCTTTTCTTCTGAGGGCACTGGTGAATTTGATGCACTAGCCAATCATATTTGTACGCATGACGAAATGATGCGTACGATGCGGAAGAATATCACCTTCTTCGGTAACCCAACGCTGTTGTCGTCTCGTCCCAAAACTGACCTCATGGAGGCAGGGGGAGATGCTATTGTCCAGCGTCCGTCCATTGCTGCAAACTCTGGCTTTACTAGCCCATCACCGATGAGTCGGTCGATGTTTAAGGCGGATCCTGTCAGCCGTGGTGTTGATGGTCAGATCCGCGTTCCACGCGTCATCGCAAACCTGGAACCAAACGATCGTGTTGGCTATATCGTCCCAGATGCAATCACTGGTGACCAAAACGCATTTGCTCGTCAGTATCGAGAAGAGATTCGCACTGCCCTTGGTGGTGTAGACGAACTATCAATTTCTGCTGGTGTGACAGCAACTGAGTACAAATCATTGTTTGGACGTGTTGCTGCAACATCAAAGAAAAAAGCAAATGCTATTTATACACATGGTTTGTGTCGTTGTTTTGAATTGATTATTTATCAAGAAGAGCAATTATTTAAAGCGACACTTGCATCTGCAGCAGGACTTGAAAAGCCTGTAGATCTACCGCCAGATGCTTCACCAGAGGACGAAGCTGGTTATGAAGCAGCAGAGAAACAATACAATGAGCAACTCAAGAGCCTTATGATGGCTTGCGTGGAAGCGCAACAGATTCCGCCCAATGTCATTGGTTTGATTCCAGATGGTGACGTCACTGTTTTGTGGCGTTGGTTGGGACCTGTTTACGAGGATTCCACACAGGACATCCTTAACAACTCCATCGTGGTACGCAACCTTCAGGAGTTAGGTGTTGATAGCATTGAAGCACTGAAATACCTCTTCCCGTCTAAGACGGATGAGGAAAGGGCCGAGATGTTATCTGGGTTCCCATTCAGGATGGTGAACGAATTACAGGGTGCATACTCTCAATTCGCTCGCTTAGTGGGGGGCATGATGCAGACTCCTCACCCGCAAGCACCGGATCTTCCGATGGCTGCGGATCCAAGATTGGATTTAACTCCATATCTGTATCGAACCTTAGAAGCTCTACAAAAGGAGATGAGTTATGCAGGACGCTACCGTCCAATCGATCCCACAGACGAGCCAAGTCCCGGCAGCGGTGGCTCCAAGCAGCTACGTGGCTCCAGCCCCGGTCAATTACCAGGTGGCACAGAGCCCGGCTCCAGTGGCGTATCAAGTGGGTACCAGTTACCCCCAAGCGGTGCCTCAGGTGGCCCCCAATTACCAATCAGCCCCTACGCAGTACGCCCCCCAATCCCAACCGGAAGCTCCGAGCAGCAACCCATGGGAGTCGGCGTTCAACAAGGTGGTGAATCTGCTGAGCGCACCAGTTCAATCCCCGTTCCAGGGTCAATCGTCTCCGACGACTCAATACGCTCCAGCCAATTACGGCCAGCAGTACAGCAACCCAGCTACGCAACAATCGGCTCAGCAGACCTGGTCACCCAACCAGATCTCCTCGCCCAACTCTTCCCAAACCTACTCGGTTCAATCCTTGGCGGACGTGGCGGATCTGCTCCAGTGGAGTCCGGAAACGCGCCACGTGGTAGACGCGTACGGGGTAGAAGCACCCGCAATCCTAAATAACTACGCCCTTCAACTGGAAGGGATGCTGGATAGCGCTGTTGCCTGGGGCAGCAAGGCCCAAGATGTCCTGCAGCGTTATGCCAACTTCTCTGTTGCTGAGCACCAAGAGAATCTGGCTTACAACGAGATCCTGACCAACCCCGATGTACTGAGCGATTACACGCTGAAGTTCTTCGGTCCCGAAGGTCCGTACCCTGTGTACGAAGATGAGGCTCAACTGGAGACCCGTGGTTATCCCACCACATCTGCTTACCAAGCCCTGGGTCAATTCCCTGCACCTCCTGCAGCCTCCGCTCCCCAACAGCCTGAAAACTTCTGGGGTTCCTTCAAGCAGCAAATGGATGTAGATCCTGCGCAAGCCTGGCGCCTTCTGAACCAAGCTCAGCCTCAAGTTGTTGCCAACAAACTGTTTGTGATGGAGTGAGGCCATGCGTGGCGCTCTTAAATACGGTGTACCTGCTGCCGCTGCTTTAGGCGTTGGTGGGTATGCCCTTTCCCAAAGTGAAGATCCTGGATCTGCTGCTCTTGCTGCGGCTGCCGGTGGCCTTGGTGCAGGTGCGGGTTTATTGGGTGCTCGGGCTCTTGCCGGTAAATATGCAGGAGACATTGCTAAAGCAGTAAATACTGGCCGCGAAGGCGCTGTTCGCGGTCTTACCACTGCTTCACAAAATATCTACGCTCCTTTAAAAACCTCTGCGCGGGAAATAACAGCGGAAGAAGCTGCAAAAGCGGCTGCGATCAATGCGGAACGCGCACAAAAAGCAGGCTCTAGTAAACGTGCCGCTGCCCTCGGGGGATTAGCAGGCGCCTTGCAAGGACTCCCTTCCGTTACAGGAGCTGGGATTGAAACAGGCCTTAAGCGAGGTTTAGGTGTTATTGCAGCACCTACCGCAGCAATTACCGCTGGTCTCGGCGGCGTTGCTCTTGGCGCGATTCCTGGTTCTATGGGTGTTCCAGGGTTTGGTCAAGGTGGTGCAATTGATCCAGAATCTCCTGGGTCTAGCAACACGGCAAGTGCCAAATATGGCGTAACACCTTACGCTAGTACGCAGTACATGTGACATCTAAGTTCACTACCTGCTAAAATTTGTGTTAGATAAGACGTAAATGTCTTTATCTTTCACCCGATAAAAACATCGACACTGGAGGATAAACCAAGGTGTTTATTGATAGCTAGTTCAGATCCTGGTAGGTATAGCCCTTCAAGATTTGGTAAATAGCTCCGTGGTTACAGCTAAACTTTTCAGCAATCTTTCGATAAGAAAGTCCCGCTTCTTTTAAAGCTTTAATCTGAGCCACATCCTCCGAAGAAAATTTTCTCAAAGATTTCTTCGGTGCTCCTTTACTGGCAAAGCCATTGTTTTTATAACAACCGCTCTTCCAGGCTCTTGTTAAGTTCTCTTGTTTGGTAACGATCTCTAGATTGTCAAGTCGATTATTCCTCTTGTCATTATCTTTGTGATCAACTTGTAAGGAAAAGTTACTAGTTCCATGTGAACGAAGATCTAATCCTAAGAAAGCAACCGCCATCAAGACATGAAGATGAAAACGTTTTCTCTTCCCATCTACAAGAACTGAAATGCGGTCGTAAACACTGGTTGAACGAATGGGAATCTCTTGAAAATATTCTTGATTATCGGGATCAAGTTGTTTTTCAAAAGCTTTTCCCTCTTCCGTTAAGTAAAGGTTACCAAATCCAGGAACAAGTTTTGGATCCATGTTGTTCATAAACAGCTTTCCAAAGCATAGCATGCCTCAACTGAACGCTCAACGTTGTCACCCCACCGAGCAATCGATGGGTGCAAACCGGATGAATTCAGGGAAGCCCTAACGTAAAGACGAGGGTAATCCTGAGCCAAGCCAATCAAGTCGTGATTGGAAGGTGCAGAGACTACTGGGTGTAACACGCTCTTGTTACGTAATACCAGATTTAGCGTCCGGCATCCCACAGGGATGAAGAGATAGTCCACCCCTCTAAGAAACTAGAGACCAGGAGAACGACTTTCCAAAGATTCTGGGTGCGGAACTTTACCGTCCTCACCCTGCTTACATTGCTGAAATGGCAGTGGAGCCCGTGGTGGTCCATGACTTCACCCGTCAGCCCGGTCAAACCGTTCAGTTAGACCGCTATAAGTTCTGGGGTACCCCTGGTACGAAGGACAGCCGTGAGCGTATTGCCGACCAAACGATCGGTACCGCTAACAGCCGTAACATCACCAAGGAGAAAGTCCTGGTGGTGCTTAAGGAATACACTGGTCCTGCCGACCCGGGTGATCCGACCCAGCCTTCGACCTTCAAGATTGCGCGTGAAACTCTGATTACCGCCCAGCGTCTTCTGCTGGACACCGGTAACCTCAACATGTTCCACCAGTCGATCGGTAGCCTGACGCTGCTCGACGACTATCGCCGTTGGCGTGACCGCGTCTTCATTGACGAACTTGCCAAAGCAGAAGCCAATGGCGCTGCTTCCACCACCCAAGGCGGTTACTATTTCGCTGGTGGTAAGACCAAAGATTCTCAGGGTCGTGTTTCTTACACCTCCACTGAGTATGGTAATGAGGTGCAGCAGTTCCAGGTGCGTACCGACCTTCTGACCGTTGTTAAGGACCTGCGTAAGCGCAATACTCCTACCTTCGCTGATGGTCTGTATCGCTGCATCTGCGATCCCACCTTCATGATGCACCTGCGTCGTGACCCAGACTTCCGTGAGATTGCTCGTTACAGCGGCAATCCTGGCCAAGGCATGTACATGGGTAACCCCATGATGCCTAACAACGCCAGCTTCTACATGGGTCCCCAAGCTGGTCAGGGCTACTTCCTGGCTGGTGAACCCGTGATGCCGACTGGTGTGCAGTTTGAAGGCGTCAAGTTCTTCGAGTCGACCAACTTCCCGACCAAGAACGTGTCTGCTTCCTTCGATGGTGGCTCCACCTATGCATCCCGTGAAGTGGCCCAAGGTTACTTCTTCGGTCCTCAGTCTGTTGGTGTTGGTATCGGCGGTCCTAACGCTCAGGTGCTCATCAACAACAACGATGACTTCAGCCGCTTTATCATCCTGATTTGGCAACTGTACGCTGGTTTCGAGATCCTGAACAAGGACTTCGTGACCACTGCTTACAGCTTTGTGCAAGATGACGGCACTATCTGATAACTGAACATAAACACTCAACATAGGAAAAGATAAATGACCTATTTGTCCGCTAAGAAAATCTACCCAGGTAACTGGGCAGAACCCCTGAACGGTTGGTACAAGAACATTGATGCCGACTACGCTGGTACCGATGATGGTTCCAAGGGTGGCCCCACTTCCGTGCTGGCTGTTCCTGGCTACCGTTACTTCCAGCAGCGTGGTTACGTCCCTGTGACTGCCACCTCTGGCGCTGGCGCTGTGGCTTCTGCTGCAGTGATCGTTCCTTCGCCTTATCGCCAGGACGACACCCGTCCCGACATCACCGGCATGGTGATTTCTGGTAGCAGCACCCTGCCTGCTTATGTGTACCGCGCCACCATCTCCGTTGCTTCTGGCTGGGGTGACGGTCGTGTTTCCTCTGGTGTTTATGCCGCCACTGGTAACGTGATCTCCTTCGGTCGCAGCAACGGTGGTAGCCCCACTGCTGCCTCCGGTATTGGCGAAGGTGTGATCCAGGCCAACCTGACTTCCACCGTGTCTGGTACCCAGGCTGGTGAAATCTTCTTCGCAGGTGGTTCCGCTGCTTACAGCACCAATCCGTTCCTGATTGCATCCGGCGCAGCCGGTGTGACCGCTGGTAACGTGAACTACGCTGTTACCTCTGCAACCACCCTGCGTGTCTTTGCTAAGGAAACTGCAAACAGCACTGCTACCTCTGGCGGCTTCTACATCTCCAGTGGTGATTCGTCCGCTGGTCGCACCGGTTACCTGGTCGTGGAAGTCTGCTACGTGCAGCCTGATGTGGCTCCTGGCTACGAAGACATTGATGGTTACCTCCTGGGCCGCACTGTTAGCTGATTGAGTTAAACTAAGACCAGTTAATCACTGGTCTTATGTCAACCACGGCAGCAATGCTTTATCAGCATAAAAAAACAGGTGCTCGCGTCAAAGTTATTAGCGAATGGGATCAAGGCGATTGGTTCATGGTCGAAGATCAGGATGGTCGCCTTTTTACCGTTTACAGAACTGAGATTGAGCCCGACGAAGAAGCCACTAAAAAGGTCAAGACTCTTCAAGTAAAAGATAAGGCAGCGCAAGAAGAACCACGTACCTTTCCTCCTGATACACGTTTAAATATCAATGGCGCTACCGCTCAAATGATCGCTGATCATATCAAGGGTATCGGATTGAAAACGGCCCGAGAGATTAAAGATCTTCAGATGTCCTTATCGGGTGAAAGGTTTAACAATCTCGAACAGCTAAAACAGATCAAAAGAGTTGATTGGGACGCGGTCTTCGCCGCTGACTTGATCCGTGTATAACTAACTCCTTCTGTAGAGATACCCCTGGGAAACCGGGGGTTTTTATTTTAGAATGAAGGATAAAAGATCATCGTGATATGGCTGGCATTACGTTTAAAGGGCGTGTTGGTTCCACTGGTAGATCAACTGGGCCGCACTTGCATGTTGAAGTACAAGATCTTGCAACAGGCGCCTTCTTAAATCCTGAAACAATTCGCACCCCTTTAAGTGGATTACGAATTGGTGAGAAGAGAATTCCAGCATTAATCCAAACGCCAGAAGGAAAATTTACATTTAATCCTGAGGCCGGCATTACCATTACGTCTAAATACGGCCCCCGTGGAGGAAGGCAGCACAAAGGTGAGGACTGGGCTTTACCAGAGGGTACTCCAATCTTTTATGAAGGTGCCGGTAAATACGTTCCTCTAGCCAACCAAGGAGCTTACGGAAACCTTTCTACGTTTACCACGGGGGACAACAAATATCAAATTCGCTTGGGACATATGCAATCACTGGGAGAGGCAGCAGATCTTTCTCAGGGTGCGTCCACTGCTAACACCAGTGTATCAAATCCTTCTGATTTCCAAGGGATGCTATCTGGTTATCTTCTTGGTTCTTTGCTGAGAGGTGAACCAAAAGAAGATCCAAAAACACAAATGATGCGAGGGTTTGTTAAAGAGCTGGTACAGCCACAACAAAATGATATGACTGGCGCATTGTTCCAGCAGTTGTTGTCGTCTTCCACAGGTGGACTGTTTGGTTAATTCAGTTCATCTATAATTGAGAACATACGGAAGTAAGCTGTGCAGCTCAGCGATTTTGACAAGAGTAGGGTCCGGTATCATCTGGGCTACTTCACGGTTTCCGTGCCGGCGGGTGACTTCGCCCGTTTAGAAGAAGCTATGAACACGGTTCCGGATTCATACTTCTACGACAAAATTGTTATTCAGATTGGTCGTTGTGATACGGCCGAGAAGAAAACAGAAGTTGCAACATCGCCCTCCACTCGGTTAGAAAGCATCGTTGGTGATGTGGACCGTACAATTCGGTCCAGTAATGCCAAAGAAGCTCTCAAGGTTTGGGATGAGATTTATCTCTACGAGACCAACCGTTTAGCCGGCATCCTTTACGTACCTAACTACAAGGATCCGTTCCAAGCTCGTTACCGTTACGAGCGTTCAGGCGCTGAGTTTATTCAGGCGCTACCAGGCCCGGCTGACGTTTCAGTCGGCACTCGCATATTTTTACATGAGGTTTGGAGGTAGTTATGCCTAGTTTTGCAATGGGCAAAGAACTTGCTGGATTGGGAGGCGTACTAAATCGTTTTATTGCAGCACCGGCCACGGGTGCTGTTTTGTTTAATCAAGGACGTACAGGTTCAGTATTAGATAAAGCACTGCGAGCTATTCCCTCAACTAAAAATACTGATGCGGGCCGCGCTGCCTGGAATGAGCTGCAGTACATTGGTGGGCAGCTTATGCAAGGACGGAATCCTTATTCCAGCCCTGCAATTGGTAGAATTCCTCCTAGTGCCAATGGGGAATCTTATCGCGATGCCGAGCTACGTTTAGCAGCAGGCGGTGGTGGTGGCAGTGGCGGCAATGCTGGGTATGCAACTTCTTTTTCTTCCCCGCAAAGCGGTTATTCTCCCGCTGCAGAACGTGCATATCAATCCGAGGCATCTCGTGTTGCTCAGTTAACTGCGCAAGACCCTGAGCTTCAGCGTTACGAAGCAGCACGTCTGAAAGCCGTAGCACCTGGCGCAACAGCAGAACAAGTGCAGTCTGCAGAAGATATTGGCATGCAGATGTGGGCAAAAGCAAATCCAACACTTGCTGCTAAAGTCAAGCCCGGTCAATCCGGTTATGACGCCATTCAAGGAGCTATGGCAGGACAAGCTGCTTCTCAGGGGTTTGGTTATCAGATGCCCCAGCAGATGATCTTCACGCCTCCCCCCGGCGTCAATACGCCCCAAGGCTTACCTGCTGTGGAATCCATTGGACCTTCTGCTACCTATGGCGCTCAAGGCATTGATATCGATCCCGAGATGCAGAAGAAGTTCCAAGCTTTACTTAATCAAGCAAAGTCTTGATTCATTGGCATTGCGTCGCATGTAAGCCCAATCCAACTGGACACGAATCTTTTGATTCACGGGGGCCAGTGTTGTTGCTTTAAACCAATGATCCTTTGTCCCAATTTTGTTAAGCGCCTTGCTGCCAAACTAAGCCTGGTTGTTGCAGTACAAGCAGTCTTTATCCCTGGTCTCAAAGCACAATCAAATTGGGTAGGAGAATAAAACTTCGGCTCTTATGTCTACTCCACGCGTTGGTATCCTTCCCCATGAAGAGCGGATGGCAATCTTCCGTGGGGCACAGCAATTAGGTTTGCATCCTTATGAGTTTGGCGGATTCCTTTCTTTAGAATCCGGACCCAATATGGATCCCAACATTGTTGGTGGTGCAGGACGTCGCCATAAGGGACTGATTCAATTCGGGCAGAACGAACAAAAGCTTTACGGCATTACTGGACCTCAGACAAGAGCCGGTCAGATGCCTGCTGTCTTGAAATATTTTCAAGACCGTGGCTTTAAGCCTGGAATGGATATTGGGCGTGCTTATGCAACAGTCCTTGGTGGAAATCCAAACGTATCGCTAGATTCCAAGGATTCTTTTGGGACATCTGTAAGGAGTGCTTTACCACGCTTCAAAGAAGGTGGAGATCTCTTTAAAAATGCACAACGTGTTTTAGGAGATATACCTGAAGGCTATGGCACCTTGCCTTCTGCAGGCCAAGCGTCCCAAGGACAGCAACAGCAAGATTTATCTAGCAACGACTTCTTGAAAGGTTTTATGGCGGCAATGTCCGGCAGTAATACCAAGGAAGTGTCCATGAAAGATCTCCTGAAGCAGGAATTGATGGGGCAACTACTCTCCCCTCAAACCATGGCAGGCCCCCTTGATTTCTTGTCAAGCTACCTTAATCCGTACGCTTGATTGAAAACAAGCTTTATAATGTAAACAACTAGGGTAAAGAACATTGTCGAGTACTAGCACAAACAAACAGCCCCTATTAATCGATCGTCCGTTATTTGATTCGGTTCGAGTAACCACACAGACGGTTGGTAGCTCCACTGCTAATACCCTTTTTGTTCAAGGTGGACAAGCACCGTCGATCCTGGTCGACATGGATGCTGCTATTCAGGAAGACAACAACAATGGTGGCGTTGTTGATTCGATTACAATCAGCCGTAACGACTTCTATCGCTCGCCTGACTACATCATCAATGCCTCTACTTCAGGCACTGTGATCTCCCTGGTCAGTGGACAGATCGTACATGTAACAACCACAGGCGTCATCACTGCAACCACACCGGCCAGTGGCGTTGGTTACTACACCTACACCGGTGCAACGACCTTGACGGGCGTCAATACCGCTCTGCACTACTCAGGTGGTACATCGAGTGGTTTCACGTACAACGGTGTTGCTTACGGCTACCAGCCTGCTGTCACCTTCGTGTTCTACCACACCCGTGGAACGACGGTACCCATCCCTGCGTCAGGTGATTACCGTGTGTTGTTTGCCAAGACAGTCCCTGCCAACAGTGGTACAGTCGACTGTTCGGATCTGATGCCGCAACTGGCAGCTCCTGTGGCACAAGCAGGCAATACCGCTGGCCTTGGCTCCACAGCTCCTCTGCGCAACAAGGGTATCTACCTGGAACGTGGCGACCGTATTTACGTTGGTGTGTTCCCAGACGGGCCTAACATCTCTGGCTACAACCCTGGCGCTCACATCGTTGCTCAAGGCGGCTTCTTCTAATCATGGCCAAAAAGAGTGGAAGCTCTTTTGGTAATTTCACTCAGTCAGTGGTCAGTGCTCCCAATGGGATAAAGCCGATCACGACTGAGTTTTCGCGTGGCTCAGTACCAGATTCTATTTACGCAGCAAACAGGGAATCAGCCTGGTCTCGTTGGCGTCGTGGGTATGAGTTGGCAACGGCTACCTTCTACGACAACAGCTACGAATATCCTTTCCAATATCAAATTCCTGTTCCATCTGGCACACCAAGTTCTGTTGCAAACCCTGCACCAATCATTTCCGGGACGTTTGTAGGGTTCCCGACCAAGAACAAAGAGATGGGAATGCATTGGGCTGGCTGGCGTTATGCCGGTTCCATGCGTAGTGATCGACTCGTTGATCCCATCACAACAAGCGGTCTTTACATTGAATCGGTTACAGAAGATACTGAGAATTGGTATGTAAAGCTTGCGGGATCTTGGAGTGTAGCCAACCCGCTTCCTCCGCCTTTTTATGTTGCTGTTCCAGGGGTACCAGGGGGGCTCACTCCACTGAACAGTGAAATTATCGAAGATCGCGTCATCACTCCAGGTGGTCAAATTATTGACAAGGACACGATTGACCCTACAACACAAAAACGGTATGGTTATGTACAAGCTGTACTGACAGCTACAAACCCGACAACGGGCATCCTTACCTTGCGTAAGGCTGGATCTGTGCAGGTCACACCTGACCAAGAGTACTTAACGCCATCTCCCATTAGTTTTACCCCTGGTCGATACATCATTACAGGCGCACGATTTTGTTGTTCTTGCCAGGATTTTACGCACCGTGATTACGCATTCATGCGGGATATCACGAAGAGCATTAAGACGCGTTTCCCAAGAAGTGGCGCATCTTCTGTTAAGCCAGGACGTTTTGAGTTAGTGAGGAGAGGCGGCGAGATTGACAACAGTGCCATGACACCTGGCAATATCAATCGTCAGATGGAGGTCTATGCACCTTCTGGATTCCAACTTCCTTACAATGTTGCCGACAGTGTCGTTGACAATAAAGCGACACGAGACAACCCAGGGATCTACGCTGACTTTGGTGCCACTTACATCAGGAGTACCGCGAACCCAGGCATTACAGGCGCCAGGGCAGAAGGCTTACCTGGATACAATGACTATACTGCTGAGCAAGGAGAGCTTATCTCATTAACAGACAACTGGGAACCGTTGCTTGATGAGATGCGTTACTGCAAGCATATCTACGCACTTAAGTTTGCAGACAACACATTTCCACCAGAGCCTTCTGATTTTCCTGTTGGGAGAGAAAGTATGACGGCATGGGAACAACGCCTTGTCGATCAAACAGAAAGTGAACAGCAATCCATTAAATCCTCCCTGTTGAATAACTTTTCCCTGGCGCAGATGGATGTACCTCCTTACAACTGTCAATCCGTGATGATGATGCCAATGATGCAGAAGCTATTCAACGTTCCACCAGAGTTTATCTTGATGCAAGGCTTTACCATGTTTGATAAAGACGGCAGGCCCTACAAGCCATAAAAAACGGCCCCATCACTGACAGGACCGTTTCTTTTCCCCCGGCCGTCCCCTAGGCGGCCATTGCCATCATACCAGTTTTTGTGAGTTGCTTGCGTACTGCCGTCACGTTCCAGCGGTAGCTATCCCTGGAGCGGGTCTCCGGGAATGCCGCATAGTGGGGACCAAGCTTAAGGGTACCGTCATCGCGGAGCTTGAAGAGTGTCTTACGGTCAATGCCAAGAAGTTCTTCTAGCTTCTGAGCAGAAACCCAACCAGGATGCGAGGCCATGAAGGCGGTAGTAGCAACCCTTTTACCATACACAAGATCAGCGCGGAGTCAAGGGTCTTTATTTAAAATTTATCTTTACGCCCAAACCTGTAACAGTGTGGACAACTTAAAATGAATTAACGGCAATCGAAGAGCATGTTTTGCAGCCAGCACGAGCCTCTCGCCCTGCTAGTTGAAATAACTCCAAAACTTGCCAAGAAACGTTTCAGAGAAAGTATATATCAAGCCTGGGACTACAAATGTGGTTATTGCGGCAAGGACGCCACAAGTCTTGACCACGTAATCCCACGGTTTAAATCAGGGTGTTCTAATCGACATAACTTGATCCCAGCTTGTTGCCGTTGCAACGCAAACAAAGCTTCATCCCATATGGAAACCTGGTACAAGCAACAAGATTTTTTTGATCAAGCCAAGTTAGATGCAATAAAAGCCTGGACGCAACCAGGGAATGTAAACTTAATTGACATGCAAGAATATAAAGCAGCATCATGATTCGTTTTATTGTATCCAACGGGCGTTTAACACCTGCTCTTGCGGAAGATGCTTCTACTCAGGAACAAGAAGCAGCAGAGCTTATTGCTACGCGCTTAAACGCTTTTCAAGGATCTGCAGGAAGTTATAAAACATTGATGGAGGGGATTGATAGAGATCTCCAAAGCAAAGGTATTGCGTCCAAGGACATCGTCGATGCGGATGCCATTGGCACTATTGAATCATTTTACGAAAAAGCAGCAGGCATAAAACCCTGGGACTCAACTAAACAAGGCAAGAATCTTACTGACTTTGATGCAAAGTTTTACGCTGGTTTAGTTCCAGATAAAGCTAAGACCTGGAAAGAAGCAAGTAAGGCAGTTACCTTTGCAGGGCAAAAGATTGCAGACGTTGATATCACCAAACAATATCCCGACTTAGATAGTTACCTTCACGCAGACTATAGCTTTGTTGGTTCTCCGGCTGGTCTTCCTGGTAAACAAAGACAGCTTACCGAGTACACAGAAAAACTGCGTCCTCCAACTGATAGAGAACGTCAAGTTTTACGAGAGACTTTATTAGGCACATCGTCTGCTCAGCCCACTTCCTTGGTTGAGCTTTCTACGCAAGATTACATTGACCGCCAAGGGGAACAAACCTTTGGTGCGCTCTCCGCTGATGTCCTCAAGCAAACCCTGGACCAATACTCAAAAACTCTTAAACAAGAGCAGATGAGTTCCATGTTCCAAGGCATGGGTATGCCTGATGTCAATGGCTTTAAGCAGGACATCAAGAACTCAATTCTTGGCGATCTTGGCGGCGGTGGTTTTGCAAGTTTTGGTCAAAGCCTTTCTAAATCTCTTGACAAGAGTTTAGGGATTGGTTCCTCTGTTAAATACAACTGGCAGAAGTGGTTTGACGAAACGCTTGCCGAACGTTATCGCAACATGAAGGAGATTAAAGATCCCACGGATGCTGCAACCACATACAAGATTGAACAAGAATTTGCAAACAAATTTATTAACGATTATTTGAAGCCACGTTTTGATACATCAAAATCAATCACGGAATTTGTTAGCTATATGGATGTGAAAGAAGATGAGCAAAACGTTTTGCAAACTCAGCTTGCATCAAGTGCATTAAAAGATTTTGCCAACAAACAAGCCAATAACTATTTAAGTGACCTTGCAACAAAAACCACAAGTAAAGCATTTGATCCTAAGTTTTATCTGAATCCTGAATTGCTGAGTGGTACAGATGCCACAAGCAAGGCAAATCTATATGCTCAACAGAAAGCAAGCGTTAACGGAGCATGGGAAAATAGAGCCTCTACTAATGCTGTAAAAGACGGAAAAACATGGGCACAGTGGGCATATGAATACGGATTAGACGTCAACAATAAAGATGACTTTGCAAGGTTACATTACGAATTGATTGGCAAGCCTCAAGGCTATGATCCAGTTGCTGACACCTATACACGAGATGATCTTGCTTCTTTCATTCAAAAGGACCTAGCAACAGCACTACAAAACCAAAAAGCATCGTATGGTAATCCGGTATTCTTAGACTTTGTTTCCGCTGAGACAAAGACACAAGAACTGGTTGACAAATTAAACCTGAAGGACCTTCCGGAAGAATATCTAACACAGTTAAAAGGTGTTGGTATGGATCCTAATGAGACGCCGGCCGATCAAGTCAAGGCTTATCTTGCTGAATTTTTAAGGACAGAACCTGCTTCTGAAATACGCGAAAAGATTCGCATCCTCAATGAACAACAAATTAAGCCTACGCAAGAACAATTGGGTGTTAGTTACATTCAGCGGGATACTGATGAAAAAGCTAAATCACCAGCCGGTGGCACAGCTCTTTTTAACATCTTTAAGAAAGCCGGGTATAACGGAAATGAGTCTGAGTTTTATCGTGACTTCTTTCCAGACGCAACAGACGAAGACAAAAACCTTGGAAAAGTAGACGGCAGGTTAGCTACTAAGGGAGGGATGCAAGGTTTATTTGGTTTCTCCATGCCTGACATGTCCGACCCATTTGCCGCCATGTCATCCATCGGTAGCATGTTTGAAGACAGCAGTGCAAAAGAACCTGAGTTGCCTACAAAGAAAAGTTATTTCAGCATCTTTGCAGACGAAGAGGATGAAGGTGCGCCCTCATACTTTAAAATAGGAAGTAGCAAGACAACAGCTAGTAAATCTCCGTCTGCTCAAGATTTTCTTGGCAGCTTTGGCTCTTTCTTCGGTTAATAACACATGTCAGATAAACGAAAAAAAGCAGCAAAAGCCGCTAAGCTCGCAAAGGATTCAATGCCTTGCAACAAGCCACAACGTACCCCTGGCCATAAAACCAAATCTCATGTGGTCAAAGCCTGTGAAGGAGGAGAAGAGAAAATCATTCGTTTTGGCCAGCAAGGCGTAGAAGGCGCAGGTAAAAATCCACAAACCGCCAAAGACAAAGCACGCAAGAAATCTTATTACGCTAGGCATAATGCCCAGGATCCTAACCCTGACAAAATGTCAGCAAGGTACTGGAGCCATAAAACAAAATGGTAAATAGCGTCAAGTGGTATGATAGTTGGGTCGCTTGAACCCAATGGCCAACGCCAACAGTCGTTTTGTTAATGTTCTTTGTGAGTCTTGCTCTTGCGAAGGAAGTATTCGCATTGATCAATACAGTAGAAGAAACGGCACTTGGAGATGTCGTTCGTGCACCAAGCAAGGTCAAGTACCTACAAACAAGGGAACAGGGGTCAAGAATGATCCAGCGATGCTTAGAACAAGATCAAGTTATTACAAGGCAAAATATCGCTGCAAGACTGGACATCGAGGTTACTATGTAAATGTTGAATTTCGCTTTACTTCTTTACAGGAGTTGGTTGACGAAATTGGCATAAGACCGGAAGGTACTTCTTTGGATCGTATTAATAATCTTGGCCACTACGAGCCAGGTAATGTTCGATGGGCTACAGCTAAAGAACAAGCTGCCAACCGAAGAGCCAGAAGCTCAGTTCCCCGCTAAACTGCACGAGCTGACGCTTCACCAGTATGGCCAAACCCAAATCAACCGCACTGCGACTTGAGTCCAAGCCCAAAAAGACACGTCAAGGACAGGGCCGCAATTCTTTACCTAATCATGGCCGCAAAAAAATGAGGGGCCAAGGCAAGTAAAAATTATGTATATTAGGAGTACTAATTGTTACTCCTATGTCGGATCTTTCGCATGCGGTTAACCTAATCCGCAAATACGAAGGGTATAGCGAAAAAGCCTACCCCGATCCGACAACTGGTCAAGATCCCTACACCATCGGGTTTGGTACTCAGTTCTATCCCGATGGTTCTCCCGTCAAGCGTGGACAATGCTGTACTCGTGAGAAGGCCCTGGAATACCTCTTCCACGAGATCAATGTCATTGACAATCAGCTAGCTAAGCTCAACCTTGGTTTGGACAACAGCATGCGCCAGGCCTTAATCTCATTCATCCATTCGGTCGGCTGGGATCCTTTCCTGTACAGCCACGTCATCGACCGCATCGAGGCAGAGGACTTCTGTGGTGCTACACAGGAGATGGGCCATTGGATCTGTGATGAGGAGCACAACGTCATTGGTGGCCTTCTGGACCGCCGCAGGGAAGAGATCAACCTGTTCCTCCAAGAGGTCGATGCCAATCCTTGGTCTTCCACTGAAGTGCTTCTGACAGCCTTCCGCAACTACAGCGCCGCTCCCCATGAGGTACGTGCAGTTCGTCAACTGGAAGAACGCATCAGTCCTTACATCCTGTCAGAGTTTGCCAATGCGTTTCGTGTGAATGAAAACAAGTTGGGCGATTTCCCAGACCAGGAACTTGATTTGCTATTCACTAGCTAGGATTAGAATAATTGCAACAAGCAAATGCAGAGTGGGATGGAGCGTTCAGTTGAGCCACGGGAATTTGAACTCCCCCTGGAACTCCAGTTTTCCATGCGTAAAGCAGAGCTTCAATCGCAAGAGATGACTTGGGAGGAACTGCGTTACGCCCTGCTTAGCCTTTACCATCAACGCATGATGGAGTGGTGTGCTATTAAAGATTTAATGGCAAGTGAAAATATTGAATTGGATTGGGATGCTCCGACAGATCTGGAATTAGCCGAACTCGCCGCCGCCTGCATGGATGACGACGAGTACGACGATGATGAAGATGAGCTTCAGCCCTTCTGAGCTTCATCAAGCTGGATAAGGCGCTCTAGATACCACTGTGCTTTTTTCAGTGATTCTGTGCCGCCTTTGTGACGCTCTCGCCAGCAGTACTTTTGGATATTACCCTTTAAGTAGCCACGATACTCTTCAGTTGTAAGAGAGGATTCGATGGCTTCGATACATTCCACACCACCACCTTCCGTGTAATGCGGAGGATGGTTTACTACATCTGGAAGAACGACAGGTGCTTCTTCTTTGGTTGCCCAGGGTACCGGGCAGACACCATCCTTACATTCCATCACGGGTTGGTTCTCTGAAACGGAATCAGTTTTTATCGGATCAAACCACGACGTTTTGCCGACAGCATTTGTTCCTCCTCGTCCGGCTCCTCCAGCTCCAGTACCAGAGTCTTTGGTTTCGGAGAGGCTCCCATTGCCAAGCCCTCCTCCATCGAAGGGATATAGCCCGTCATTCCAGGACGTGCCCCCTCGAGATTCAATGGATTTCGCTCTAGACCCTGCTCGCATGCGACTAAACCTCTGTTGTAGGAATCATACAAGGGTACATCATTTTGCTTGTTATCGAGAGGTGCACCAAAATCTTCTTCATCTAAACAACGACACTTGACTTCATCCTGTACAAATGCGTCAAGGAAGCTTGCGGCGGAATGCATCACGGGATTAATTGATTCACTTCTCCTACAATGTTAATATGGCCAACAGATTTAAGCCTACATACGATCCGGGCATCAACTCCGGTACCTCTGGAGCTGAAGTCTCAGACTTGCGTCCTGAGCAGGCTTATGACACAGACTTGCGTCGAGTAGATGCAGGCGATAGGCGTTCAGCAGCATCTGTCAACAGCAATCAAAACCGAGTCGCCAAATTCATGCGGGCTGCCCGTAGCGCTGGCGAGTACCAGAAACGTGCTTTAGTACGTGAGCCAACGAGTGCAACCTTAGGAGATTCAGGTGGGCGTGCCGGTTCCGTTGGCTACGCCCGTAAACCCAAAGAGCAATTTGGTAAAGCCTTTGGTTAAACCTGAGAAAAGACTACGTTATTCGGTTGGTCTTGATACTTTCCTTTCCGATCTTGGTACGTGGTGTGACAGGGGTTGCCACGATAGAACAGCAGTTGCGTGATCCCCTCATTTGCATAGATGCGATTGAAGAGCCCAGTGCAGTTACTGATCTCCAACGTCAAGTAACCTTCCCAACCGCTTTCGGCAGGCGTGATATTAACCAAGATGCCTGAACGTGCATAGGTAGATTTACCTACTGCAACAACAGTGACATCCCTGGGAAGCTTCAGGCGTTCTTGCGCAACACCAAGACAATAGCCGTACGGAGGGAGCAAGAAGTACTGGCCGCGTTCATCCTCCAGAAGATCTGCAGGCTTCAGGATGTCAGGGTCAAAGTTCTTTGGATCGCAATCACCAGCTTGTACCTTGCCAAAAATTAGGCATTGGGAAGGGGATAGCCGAATGTCGTAACCGTATGAGCTGAGACCATAGCTTAAGAGCTTGCGGCCATCTTCCTTGCTGACCAAGTGATCAACGAAGGGAGCGATCATCTCCTCTTCTTCAGCAAGTTTTTTGATTTCCCAATCGGCCAGGACGCTCATAGATCCTTGTAATCGTCCTTCAGTATACAGAGATCAGATGAGAATATGTCCGCGATCTTCATAGATGTTTTTAAACCGTTGGGTAGCATCATCTGTTAAATCAGTGGGAGGTAGGTAGACGACAAATGAAGTGCACGTCTGGCGACGCGAAAATTTCTTTCCGTCATACTCCTGTAGCACTGGTCGTGTACGTAAAATGCACATCGGAAAACTAAAGATTTTAGGCTCGTAACGAATCATGTCAGGACAGTTGCTGAAATACAGGCCCTGCTCTATCTCCCCCGAGATCCATGCGTGGTACATACGCCGAAACCACACGGCATGGGACGATGTCAATGACACCGCAGAAGCCCTTGTTTTTTTCCAGCGTCCATTCTTCTTATCCCAAAAGTACATGCCCGCAGGTGGAAACAAGTAAGCCTTGCCGTACCACTGCTGCGCATTTAGTCCATCATCCGCTGGCGTGTAAAAGCTCTCAGCGCCGACATACTCATTGGCAACTTTGGAACTAGCAACATCTAATGTGATGCCACCCATCAACTCATTTGCAGCAATGATTAGGTCTGAGCTGGTGATCAGCTCAATGCCCTCTCGGCGATTGGATGTGCGTTGAAGCCCTTCGTTGCTCATTGATCAGATACTTTGTTGTAATCGATTTCAAGAAAACGGATACCACCCGCATCGTTAATGAGATACCCAGCTTTTTCTGTTGGATCAATCTTTTGTGCTGCCGACAAGATGCGTCGGAACGTCTCAGCCAGATCACCGTTATTGTCACGCTCTTCCTGTTCTTGAGCAGCGTGAAGCTCTTTGAGTGTCAAATAAAACATTGTACGATCTGAGTCTGGTTGAAAACACATGACTCCCGGACCTTCTGATTCCCAGAACTTTACGTACAATCCGCCCATATCCCCGAGAATCAATTTCATCGTGGCATCGAGCATCTTTGCTTTTGTTTCATCCAGCTCTGGACCGATCACAGAAGCAATTAATTTTTCACGTCGGTTCATTTTTCGAGTAACCCTTGTCGATTTAGTGATTCTAAAAGTTTTGGCGTCGGCTGGTACATAACCACCAACTTGCCAAGAACGCCGCGTTTTTTGACGAGCTTACCAAAGTCATCTCTTACCTTATCAAATTCTCCAGAGCGGATCAAATACTCTGCGACGCAACGCAACCTCCGCTTAAGAGGTAATTCCGCTTGCGGGAATTTACCGCAGATCGTATCTGCTTGTAAATCACAGAAAGCAAGACGCAACCTATTGGCAAGTGTCATGCCAGAATTGGCGTCTTCTTCTTCATAATTCCTTAAGTTTTCCAAGTACCGACGCAGGCATCCGTCATCAAACGAGCCACTGGGAGGCAAGAACATCTCCACTTGCCTGACCAAAGATTCTGGAAGCAGTTCCTCATGGTTCTCTACGGTTACTGCATCGAGATCAATACCATTAAAACGGTGCGCCATTCTCAGTAGGATCCCACGTTTTTTGGTACATTGGTTTGCGATCTTGACGTTGAGGGTTAAGATCAACCGTCAAAACCTCTGGATTTTTAGAAAAGGATTGGATCAGTTGATTCCAAGGGATTCGTAAGACTGCTTTCTTTTTTGGATCAGGGGAGACGTTGACATAATGAATGCCTTCTACCCAGCCCTTTCCTGGTTGCTTCCTGCCAATGGACATCCAGTTACGGATGGTTTGATCTGAGACGCCAAGCCGTCTGCCACACTCTTCTGTCGAGATGTACTCATCGGCAAAAGCTTGGGGACTCAAAACGTCTGTCTCTCCGTTTGAATAACGGGAGTGCCACATAGAACCAAGGATATTTCTGATTCCTTTTAGTTCATGCGCAATATCTTCTAAACTTTTACGAAGTCCGTACTGCATACCTTCACACGCTTTGTTTAGATGCTAACCTGTGAGAAAACAATTTGTGACCATGGAAGAACAAATTCCCGCTAGTCAACCACCGATGCCAATGCCTCCGCAGATGCAAAATCAAATGACCCTGGAAGGTCAAATTACGCCTGAACAATTGGCTGAATTGAAGGCTCGTGCCAGGGAACTTGCCATCCAACAAACCATTGCTCAGCAAGCTGCCCTTCAACAACAGCAGCCGCCTCAACCGCCGCAAGTTATTTACTTACGCCGCAACTTGACCGTTGCAGAAGTCCTTTTGGTACTACTGCTTTCCTGTGGCATTGTAACAGGAATTCAGTGGAGCTGGAACGCATTATCCAATGTTTTGCCCCGTGTTGAGATTAAAGTGCGCTAAATAAGCAGACCTATAATTGATACAAAGGATTGCGCAGTAAAGTAGGTGTCAAACCGTAGGATTTCAGAATTTCCTGCCATCAGCGGGATTGATATTGACGAGCAGGATCTACTTACTCTGGTCCACGTTTTTGAGGTGGATCCTGTACTGCGCAACAAAAAAATTACCTTTACGCAGTTTCGTTCATATCTTGATCAGTACTACGCAAATATCAGCGGTGAAACCATTAGTGGCAACATTGATATTACTGGTAACTTATCTGTTTCAGGCAGCAGCACATTTAATACCGTAACGGCGTCTGGCACTGGAACGTTCAGTGGCATCATCGTTCAAAACAATGCAACAGTCAGCGGAACCATCAGTGGCGCCACTATCACAGGTGCAGCCCTCCAGGGGACAACCCTTAATGCAGGCACGGTAACAACAACGACTGCAACCGGTACAACAGCTTTGTTTACCAGTGGTCGTTACCAAACCTTGTCCGGTGCCACAATCACTGGAGACAATCTATCCGCAACCAGTGGCGTCTTTACTGCGCTAAGCGGTACAACAATTACTGGAACAACGGTTGCCGCAACGACGGGTACATTCCAAACCCTTGGTACTCCCGTCCTTAACGTCAGTGGTAATCTTTCCGTTGCAAGCGGATTGACTGTTACTGGTACAGCTCAGTTTGCAAACGGTATCCAAGCCACCGGGACGCTCTCTGGAACAACAATTACCGGAACTACAGCTCAATTTACGACCGTTACTGGTGTATCTGGAGTCTACACAACCGTGCTTTCAGGTGCCACCATTACAGGTGATACAGCACGTTTCTCGAATATTACCGGTGTATCTGGTACCTTTACGACCAGGGTTTCTGGTGCAACCGTAACAGGAAATACGGGATCTTTTGGCAACATCAGCGGCATCTCGGGTGTTTTTACCCAGGTGTTGTCAGGGGCTTTTATTACTGGCGATGTTGGAAACTACACAACACTCACAGGTGTTTCGGGGACATTCACCAATTTTTCCGGTGCAACTATTACTGGTACCAACGTCAACGCGACAATAATTTCCGGTGTATCTGGTGTTTTTAATAGTCGTGTTTCAGGCATGACTATTACAGGTGCTTCGGGTTTATTTTCAATTGTCAATGGTATCTCTGGTACGTTCAGCAGTTACCTCAGTGGAAGTACAGTTACCGGAGACAGCGCAAACTTCACAACCGTCACTGGAACCACTGGTACCTTTACAACAAGTGTTTCTGGCCTGACCGTTACTGGCAACACGGGTGCTTTTACAAACCTAACCGGTATTGCAGGTGTCTTCACCACAAGTGTTTCTGGTGCCACAGTCACTGGTAATACCGTCCAGGGGACATCAGGTGTTTTTGTCAACCTCAGTGGTACGACCATTACAGGAACAACGGTCAATGCTACGACTGGTATCTTTAACACCCTTCAAGCAACCAACTTATCGTTCACAAATACAACCGTATCTGGTGATTTGAACGTTCTTGGTTCCGGTTTCTTTGCGTCCGGTGTACAAATTACAGGAACACTTAGTGGTACGACCATTACCGGAACGACCGTTCAAGCAACAACTGGAACATTTGTTTCTCTAACGGGTACAACAACCACTGGCATTACGGCTACTTTTACAACAGGTAGTTTTACTTCTTTAACAGGAACAACGACAACAGGGGTTACGGCAACATATACGTCCGGTGTTTTTACATCACAGCTTTCAGGAGCTACGGTCACTGGTAATACCGGGGCATTTACGTCGCTTACCGGCAGCACACTTGCAGTTACAACTCCTTCTGGCGCAACACCTGCCATTGTGTGTTCTGGTGTTATTTCCGGTGGTGCTGCAAACGGTTTAATTATCCAGGGACCATTGGTTATTCTGCCTTAATTCTTTCAGTTAAAATAAACAAAAAGAGACAACAAAATGGCGTACGGCACTATCAAGATTGATACGATCACCTTTACTGATGGTGGTATTGATAAGAGCGTTGCAATTTCTGGCTTAGTTCAGAATCCTACTTTTACGGGAAATGTAACAGTAACCGGAACGATCTCTGGCAACACCGTACGAGGACAAACAGTTTCAGGTGTTACTGTCACTGGCACCACAGCGCAGTTTACCAGTGGAACGTTTGTTTCGTTAACGGGTACTACTCTTCAGGGAACAACAGCAACTTATACGACCGGTAGTTTTACCTCATTAACGGGAACAACGACATCTGGTACAACTGCTAATTTTGTATCCGGTGTTTTTAGTACTCAAATTTCAGGTGTTACTGTTACTGGTACCACTGCAAATTTCACTAGCGGTAACTTCATTAATATCAGCGGTGGTACTCATACCATTACGTCAGGTGTATTTGCGGCAGGTACTGCTGCAAACCCATCAATTAGTTTTACATCAGACCCCAATACGGGCATCTACTCCCCCGGCGCAGACCAAGTAGCCATCTCGACTAATGGCACTGGGCGGTTGTTTGTTGATTCGAGTGGGAATGTTGGAATTGGGGCAAGTCCTGCAGTTCAACTCGATGTAGCAACTGCGGATGATACTCAAGCGAGATTAAGGGCTACCACAAATGGAGTTGATGTTCGCATTAACTCTTTGGGGCTTACGGGAAATGCAGGACAAATAGGAACATGGTCCAATCATCCATTTGTATTTAGGACAAATAACACCGAACGCATGCGCCTGGACTCCAGTGGCCGACTGGGTCTGGGGACTAGTAGCCCTAGCTCATTGCTGGAATTATCTAGTGATTTACCAACATTAAGACTAAGGGACACAACTGACACTTCTTACGCTGAAATACTTAATAACAACGGCACATTATCCCTACGAGCTGATGAAGGCTCTTCTGGTACCACAAGTTTTATCGACTTCAGAATTGATGGCTCCGAACGCGCCCGCATTACTTCCGCAGGCAACGTAGGGATTGGCACTACGAGTCCTGGCGCGACCCTAGATGTTCGGGGAAATGCTTCAATTGGTACTCAAGATGCTAATGCAGTTACGCTTGAGCTTGGCGGTGGGGCAACGGGCGATAGAGCTGTTTTTATTGATTTAGTTGGTGACACGACCTACACAGATTACGGCGCAAGACTTGTGCGCACTTCTGGTGGAGCAAATGGCAACACAAACCTACTGCACAGAGGTACTGGCAACCTAAATATCAGCGCGATTGAAGCAGGCGCGCTTACGTTAAATACAAGCAACATTGAACGCGCCCGCATCGACAGCTCCGGCAGGTTGTTAGTTGGCACGTCTAGTGCTATTAGCTCATCACTGCTTGACTCCGCGTATTTGCAAGTCGCTGGCACTAACAATGAAAATTCTCAGCTATTGATTGCGCGATTCTCCAATGACGTAGACAAGCCCAGATTAACTTTCGCCAAATCCCGTGGCTCGCTTGGTACTAACACAATAGTGCAAAGTGGAGATGTGCTGGGTGAAGTTCTATTTACTGGTGCTGCTGGTAACGCTTCTAATGCATATCCAATTGCAGCATGGATCCGAACTGAAGTAGACGGCACCCCCGGCACTAACGACATGCCGGGAAGATTAGTGTTCTCCACTACTGCCGACGGGGCAAGCAGCCCGACGGAACGGATGCGGATTACATCGGCAGGCAACGTAGGGGTCGGTACCGCAAGCCCTGCAACGTTGTTACAAGCCGCGCAATCATCCGCCGGCACCGTTGCTACGTTTAATTACACTAGCTCTACCGGCGGCGGCTCAGAAATTAGAGTTAGCAACGGTTACAGCAGCACTGCGCCTATCTATAGTTTTTGGTTTAATAACACTACGGGTATTGGCAACCCTGCAGCTAATGCGATCTCGGCAATTATTGCTGGCACCGAACGCGCTCGCATCGACAGCTCCGGCAGGTTGTTGGTTGGCACGTCTAGTGCGTATGGGACCGGCAATTTGCAAGTATCTGGCAGTTCAAATACTGGTACCTATACAAACAACGCATTTAGTTCTAACCACGTTTTTATAAAGAGTCGCTCGACCACTTCTGGTGGGTTCACTGTAGTTCAGTCCGATGATGAACTAGGTGGCATTGTTTTCCAAGGAACTGATGGATCCGCAAATGTTTCTGGTGCCCGTATCTTTGCCGCCGTAGACGGCACTCCCGGCACCAACGATATGCCGGGCAGGTTAGTGTTCTCTACTACCGCCGACGGAGCGAGCAGCCCGACGGAGCGCATGAGGATCCAGCAAAACGGGACGGTGCTTATTGGGACGACCAGTGCAATCAGTAGCGGATCTGGAACAACAGATGGTGTACAGATTGAGCCAACAGCCCTTGTTATTTCTCGGGATGCTCAACCTGTTGGTTACTTCCGCCGTCGTTCTAGCGATGGCCAGATGTTCCAATTTTTTAGAGACACTACACAAGTTGGGAACATCTCCGTCACCAC